GACCCTAACACCCGTATTGCCCGTGTCGGTTGGACAGAACGGGGCGGACGGGGGCACAAGTATCAGGCTGTAATCGACATAATCTGATACTTGACAGACAGGACAGACGGTGATAAAGTATAAGCAACCCCAACAAGGGGCAGGAGAACAGACAAATGAACAGTGATTTTCTCAAGGTTTCGAAGGCACAGGCAGACACCCTCATTCAAAACTGGGGCAGGTATGCATACAAGGTGAAGTCACAGCAGGAGGTAGGAAACCACCGCCTGACGGCTCAGTACACCACGATGACAACCGGAGACCTGCATGAGATAGTGGAATACTCCACTGAATGCCGATACGGTATGGGCAAGGTGTATCCGCAAAACTACACTAGCGGTAGCGATTACATCTTGAAGGAACGGCTAGAAATCCGGGTCGGCAAGGTGTGGTACGGGTTCTACCTTGACGGTACCGCCTGAAACCAGTTCCCTCCCGGTGGGGCTATACACCGGGGGTTGCAGACTTGACAGACAGGTGATAACATTCAGTACAGGAGAACGGACATGACAAATCAGGAACACTTTGATGCAATGAAAAAGTTCGGCGGTGCCCGTACGTTAGAAGCCATCTGTGATATAGCAGACTGGTTAGGGTTTGAGGTTAGTTGGACGGGCGGTATGCACGTCTTTACCTTCACCCGGTTTGATGTAGTCACTCAGAGTGAAACCCGGCACGTTGTCGAAGGGCAATGGGAGGCTCTCAAGTGGTTGCAGGGTCAGGCTTGACAGACAGGAGAATGGATGATATGGTAGTAGTTGTACTGAACACGTTGGCGGTAGTGGTGCTTGCACTGGGGTTGGTTGCCATAGCACGTGGCGATAAGTTTATGGGCTAACCGCCAGACTTGACAGACAGGGTTGCATCTGATAAGATAAGGCATAAGGGGAACGGACATGACACAGACATTCACAAGTAAACAGCGGGACGTTATCGGGATGGCACACTATGGATTCGGCACTGGTCGCTTCATGCGGAACTCTACCTTGTATCCTGTCGCATTGGATATGGCAGACGAGGGCTACCTTGTCGCAGACGGCGGATGCGATGAGGTCGCTACCTTCCGGATGACCCCAAAGGGCAAGCGTCTGGGCGGTCGGCTGTTCGGTCAGGTTTCCATCCGGGGCTGGCACCGTTCCCGCTAAACAGCCAGACTTGACAGACAGGATTATTCACGATAAGATAAGACATCGAACACAGGAGAGCAGACAAATGACACTAAACAAATACACCCTTTACGACGAAATCGATGCACAACAGGCAAGGGCACTTTGGAACCTGTCGGGCGGATTTGTACGGGATGGACACGGGTTCACCTACAAAGATGGTATGTGCATATCGAACTATTCCATAAGCATAAATCAGGATAACTTTGATGCGCTATTGAAGAACGCAGACGAAATCACCTACTGGCACTACGGGTTCAACACAGAGTGCGGTCGTGATGTGCAAATCAACGTCGGCAACACGACGATATCGGTATCAGTCAAGTGCGACATGACCCTTGACAGACCAGACTACAGCGGGTAAGATAGGACATCGGACAAAGGAGAGCAGGCAAATGGCACGTATCACAAAGAAGCAAATCGTATCGTTGGCAGACATCGTTGGGTTGGATGTGTTCACATACAGCCCCGGTGATGGGCAGACCCGCTACAAGTTTGCCCCGAAGGGCAGGCAGGCAGATTACTGGTCAGGTATGGGGTTTACCGTACTAGGCACCAAAGAGGCAGAGTTGTTCCTGCGGGGCTATCAGTACGCTTCCATCTGGTCAATGGAACCAATCAGGCTCTAGACTTGACAGACCAGACATATGGTGATAAAGTATTGACAGACAGGAGAACGGACATGACAAAGACACTACCTATGACCATCGGCACAGCAGAGTACATTCGCTTCCACATCAATAGGGATTACCCTGAGTATCAGTTCTTCCCTTGCAAAGAGGGGCACCCCGGCTGTTCCTGTACCGATGAGAAGGGCGGAGAGTGCATCGCAGAGTTGGAGGCGGAGAATGACCAGAGAGTGGACATCAGGTATGCCGCCCATATCATCGACAGGATTATCTGGGATATCATAAACGACAACGCTTGACAGACAAGGCGGACGGTGATAAGATTCAAGGCAGGAGAGCAGACATGATAAACATCAATGGCATCGTTCACATCGCAGACAACGACAACCCCGGCATCTGGTACGAGTTTGGATTCGGATGGGCGAAGGCTGTAGAAGCCGTACCATTTGACGAACACGACCAAGTCAAGCAACGGCTTGCAATGCGTGGCGTAATGCCGACCAAAGAAGTACACAATGCGATTGTAGCGTCCATCCTAGGCAAGTCGGTCAAAGACCGGGCTGTAATCAAGGCGTTCATCGACAGGGTCAGGAAGGCTTGACAGCCAAGACTTTGTGATGTAAGATGTTAGCAACAGACGAGGAGAATGCAGATGAATAAAACGATAACGGTACGCTATGAGATGACAGACCTATTCTGCGGGGAACCAAACTATGGATGGGTCAAGCGGGGAACCCTGACCCTACCTGCTACCGCATCGCAACATAAGATAATGCGGGAAGCCAAAAAGGCATTGGACATTACAGGCATTGCCTGTCGGTTGGAGAAGTGGCATAACGGTTGGACACTACGCCCTACCCGTTCAGAGTGCGTGGCGTGGGTCACGATAGACGAATGGTGTTGAAACCAGTTCCTCAGACGCTTGACAGACCAGAGTTTGTGCGATAAGATAATGACAACAGCGGAGGAGACGCAGATGAAAACAGACATGACAACACAGGAAAAGCACGATGATGTCCTAAAGGCACGAGACCTAGTCGATGAGGCGTGGGACAAGTTGCGTGAAGCGCAACAACTCTACGGTACAGCAGGATGTGCGTGGCGTTCCCGGATAGACATCCGGGGTATCAAGGATGACCTAGAGCGTCTGTCCAATGAACTAGTCGATAAAGCAAATGAACTTTTGGAAGACATCGAATAGGCTTGACAGACAAGTATTTGGATGATAGACTGATTGCAACAGCGGAGGGGAGCAGACATGAGAAGAGATGAGTTATGCACAGAGTTGACCCCAGAACAGGCTATGGCATTGTTCAAAGACCGATACACCGGTAGCACGGGGCTGTTTGTGATGGACGGCGTAGAGTGTGCCTTCTACCAGCCAACCACAATGGACTACCTCACAGCGTCCAAACTGATGGAAAAGGCAGGTACGGTAGAGCATTGGCATTGGGCAGGTAAAACAACCGCCCACACTCTAGACTTCCGCATTGGAAGCACGACATTTTCATGCACCTTAAACAAGCCAGAGGAGGCAGGCAAGTGAGTTTCTTCTTTGATGCTCTGAAGAGCAACAGTACCGATAAGTTTGTGAACACACACAAAGTCAAGGACTTGACAGTCAAGGTAGAAGATGGTAAAGTAGTAGTGACAAAGGCGAATGGAGTTACCTTTGTCTGTGACGCAGGAAAGTGGGAGGTTCGAAAATGAATGAAGTATACAAGCCAGTGATGCGATGTCTCGACTACATCACGCTGTATGGCATTGTGCAGGCTCTTGTACAGCATCAGGAGACCGAAGAGATTCTTTCGATTGTCGATGACATCCGCAACGAGAACGATTGGACGCTTGACGGCGATGCACAGCACACGCTTCTTCTGACTGAGGATGTGACCCGTGGTGTTGTGAAGTGGATAGAGCGACATCCACACCGCCACATGATGATGCAACGGTATGTCAATGCACAGAATGCATACCACTTCTACGATGCACCATTCTGTGACATCGGTATCGCATCTGACCTGTAGGGAATAGGAGGACAGACATGACAAAGGTAAGAGTAAGTATCCTGAATGACCACACCGGAGTGGACAAGACGGTCACTGCATACACAGACATTGAAGATAACGACACATTCAAGCGATGGTGTGCAGATATGGCACAGGCATACGGCATAGTGTCTCCCATCTGTTACAGAGAACCGACAGATGGAACGAACTGTGTGATGGGCGGAGATGATATCGAGATTCGATTCCTAGTCTTGACAGACCAGACTATTGACGATAAGATGTTGGCATAGGAGAACAGACATGACACGAGAAGAACGACACGCCCAGTTTGTGAAGGAATGGTATGACCTGCGGAACCGCTATCTTGACTACTATGTCGAGTTCTGGGCACCAGATGATGTGATTCAAGTAGTGCAGGATGCAGGTGGTCTCCCCGAAGGGATGGATATGGAGAATGTTGTCCTTGATGTGATGGAACGCCTTCGCACCGGACACGATGCATCGCAGGGAGTGACGTGGGAAACCCTCGAACAGATATACGACATCATCCTCGAAGAGGACAAGGTACTGAAGAAGGAGGCTAAGTAATGGCACTAGCGAAAGATGCGATACGCCCTGAGGTTGGGATGGGTGCTACGGAAATGTGTTGGTCAGACCGACATCCGTGGACGGTGGTCGCTGTTTACTCTGAGAACAAGTGTATGTTGCAGAGAGACAAGGTGACGGCGAAGGAAGGTGACCTGCCACACGGTCATCAAGAGTGGGATATCACCCCTGACCCAAACGGAGTGACAGCCATCGTAACCCGCAGACGAAACGGGCAATGGCACTACGTCAACAAAGCGATGAACACTACCGGATTCGTGCTAGGTCACCGCAGAGAATACTACGATTGGAGTTTCTGATGGCAAGAGAGAAATCAGTTCCGTTTGTGGCAACAGCCAATGCCAGAGAGTCGTGGTCGTTTGAGAAAGTGTCCATCCCTCAGTACATGAGGGAGGACGGCTACACATACTACGATAGCCCACTTGATGGCAATGTTATCGCCCGAATACAGATACACCGCAGGCTGAAGTATGTCTACCTCTGGGTCATTCGCAAGGTAGACAACACCGAGACCGTTATAGGAGAGAGCATCCCACTACAGTGGAACACTGGCTTGCGGATGTTAGGAGAAGACTGATGATTGTATACGAAGTGGCTATGTGGCAGAACGATAAGCGAATCCGCCACGGGTGGGTCAAGACCCTTGACGAAGCGACAACCTATATGGACACATTCATCTCAGGTGCAGACAAGAATGCGACATTCACCATTGATGTCATGCAACACAAGTCAAATGCACCTAGAACGGAAGCGGTCATTGACATACTGAACGGAGATTGCAAACGCACTCTGATGTATGAGGCTAGAGTGGAGGGAGGAAACACCCGTAAGGTATGGCGGAAGAATCGTAAGATTCTAAACCCAACAGCGATTGCTTACAGCGGAAGGCAGACGCTTGATACGCATCCATCAATGGAACACGCCGATGCTGTATCCGATGTGCTTGAGTTTCCTGACCTGCTAGGGCTATGCGTTAAAGCCCCCAACGTTACGGCGTGGCATGAGGCTACACGAAGGATAGGGGCAAGGCAGGGGTCATTGGCAAGTCGAAGGTTACGGAGTTACGTGTGGCATTGGTTCCACGTTCGTGATAACATTTCTCCGTAAGGGAGAAAGCCCCACCGAAGGAGTTAGCAGTGAGGCTTTCGTTTGTTCAGAGAAGAGGAGGTTTCGTTGAACACAAAGATTATACATGACAGAGTGCTGGGTGTGGTAGCCTTGACTGTATGGGTTGCCTGTGTCGGATTATACATCAAGTATCCAACGAAGCACCCACCTTACCCACCTGCTGAGGCACTCGAAGAGAGTGGTCATTATGCAGAAGCCCAACGTGCTAGAGAACGCCTTGCAGAACAGCGTGGTGAACCTGCTCCGAAACCTCGGATACACCGTGATGGAGACGGGGAAGGCTCGGAGTAAGAGCAGATGTAGGTGTGGTGCGTGGGTCACCGCAGGAGGTTGGCAAGGCAACACGGTCGGATTGCCAGACCTTTACATTCATCGACCATCGTGGGGCAACATCGCCCTTCCCATCGAAATGAAGACACCCACCGGGCGAGTGCGTCCGGAACAGAAGGCATTGGCAGATGCTGGGGTAACGACCATCTGTCGTAGCGTCGATGACGTAGTGACAACCCTGTCACAGTTCGAACAGCGGTTCCGATTAGAGAGTGAATCGCTGAGGAGGTTCAGAGAAGTAAATGGGTATTCAACCAGTGCAGAAGTGGTCGGAGATTCTTGACGCTTATGAAGTCAAGATAGAGAAGCAGGACTACGAACCTGCATTTGTAATGATGGACAGGAAAGCCGGAGTTCCTGTGATGGACGTTGTAAACGATGACGTAGAGTTCATCTTTGTTGCAGACTCTATCGAAGAACTTGAAGAGTCCATCAACGCATCCATCCCATCGGCGTTGCAGTCAGATGATGTGTTCGTTCTTGAGACAAACTGGGCGTTCATACGTACGAAGTACAAAGCCCTGACCTACAACGGGAAACGTATCACCATTGACGGAACTGTTGATGACCACTCGTTGACATCCGGCATCAATGCATTCTCATCGACGCTTGTGCCGACATTGCAGTTCTGGTTCACCGTTGTCTTTCAGATGAAGAGTAATGATTCATTTGGTGTGCTGTCGAAAAAGATTGACGGCAAAGACTTTGCAGTAGTCGCAGACTCATCCGCTGAGATGCTTGCCCTGCTGATGAAGTCAAACAACGATGACATTGCGGTGGCAACGATGGCAAGTCCAACGACAACGCTTGCATCAATGAACTTGACAAAGATATCCGGTGCTTGTGATGGCATCCTTTACAGAGGTATCCCCGTCCTGCTCGGTGATATCTACGAAGAAGTCGAACGATGTGTCAATAAGTTAGACCCAGAGAACGATGGCATTCTTTCATTGCTTGATGCATACCACAAAGTGTTCAAGCAACAACGTGAGGAGACAGAAGACAAATGAGTTTCAATCCCAAAGACCACTTCATGCTACTGAAGGGCAAGCAGTATCTTCCGGTCGCACCCCGCATTGCGTGGTTCAGAGAAGAGCATCCTGATTGGACTATCACGACCGATGTATCACCCGCTATGTCTGGCGGAGACTACGTCACCTTCAAGGCTACCATCGCCGATGCAACGGGCAAGACCATCGCAACCGCTCACAAGACGGAACACGAGAAGCACTTTCCGGACTATCGTGAAAAGGCTGAGACGGGTTCCATTGGTAGGGCACTTGCAATGTGCGGATATGGAACACTGTTCGCACAGGAGTTGGAAGAACCAGTGACACCGGACGGTGATATCCGCATTGTCGATACACCGCAGGAGCCACGCAAAAGTACCGCTGTAGCCCCGAAAATCGCCCAACCTGCCCCAAAATCTGCGGAGCCGATACTTTCCCCGGCAGAGGCAATGTTTGCTGAAATGGAGCGAATCTGGGGTAGCAGTCTGACGAAGGATGACAAGCGTGGGATACACAATGTCCTGATTGCTGGTCACCCGAAGGCGGAGATACCTGTGACGAAAGCATCGATGGAAGAGGTGACTCGTATCCTGAAGGAGTGCAAGACACTGGCTGAAGGAGACAAGGTAGTCAAGGAGAGTTGGAATGAATCTAGTACAGATTGATGAGTACCTATACGACGAAGAGACCGGTGAATGTGCCGGTCTTGCAAACCCCGGCTATCTCCCCGCTTCCCTTGAAACGGAAGATGACCTACAGCATTACCTCCGTAGACTTATGGAAGCGGAGACCCGGCTACAAGCAGAAGAGAAGCAGTACCAGTCAGTACTTGCTAACGTCCGCAAGATGGTACAGAGACGCAGGTCGCAAGTGGAGTGGTTACGCCGGACGTACGAGTCGCAGTCAGGCAAGATTGCTGAAACTCTCCTGCCCCGCAGGGCGGACGGCTCGTTCCGGACAAAGACCTATCGATGTCCGTGGGGAAGCGTAAGTCTGAGGGAGACGAAGCCAACCCTAAAGATTCAGGAGAAGGACGTAGCCCTAGCATTCGTCAAGATGGAATGCCCGGATGCTGTCAAGGTCGAAGAGAGCGTGTTGGTTAGCCGTATCCCAGACCCTGTAAAGGAGATGCTGATGAACGACCAGACAACAGCAGAGGCATATGGATTCCACCTGACAGAGGGAGGCAATGCTGTCAAGGTGCAGGTATTGGAGAAGGAGGGGGCGGATGAAACAGAAGCCTGAGATTGAGACACTGATAGAGCAAGTGCATACTGTTTTATGGTCGATTGATGCAGTACTCGTTGAGAAGTTGATATCGCAGAACACAACCAGTGAGGAGGTTGACAGTCTGAAGGAGGCAGGTGAACACTTGCGGAGTGCTGTCAAGGCATTGCTCTATCCTGCGATGCAAGAGCGTGAGGTGGTTCGCAAGTTGAAACCAACCCCATTGGATACGTTGAAAGATGTGTTCGGGCTATGAGTGAACTTGTGTACATCGGTAGTCTGACGGACAAAGTAAGCATCAGTGAGAGCGGGTTGTCCGTAGTCAGTGAGTTGTCCTACGACCAGTGGTCTACTCTGATGCAGACCCTATACCGGATGGACACCGCATTCCAGTTTGCCCTCGGCGATGCTCTCAACTACGGAGAGAACCGCTACGGCGAAAGATACACGCAAGCGATGGAGGTGACTGGTCATTCGTATCAGTCACTTGCCAACTATGCGTGGGTGGCAAAGGCTGTTCCCATTGAACGAAGGGTGGCTGGTCTGTCGTGGACGCATCACCGCATCGTCGCAAGGCTTGACCCGGAGCAACAGGTGGTGATGTTGCAACGAGCACTAAGCGAACGGATGACGGTGACTGCTCTAAGCGAAGAGGTACGGGGAAAACCTGTGGACAAGGTTCCCGAACTGATACCAGTTCCTGAAGGGATGTCTCCCCGTGAAGCGGAGGCTACACTTCACAATGCGAACAGCGTTTGTCACGAGTTATGCGAGACTTGCCCGTTCCGCAAATAGGTTGTACTATCAAGCCCCGGTTCCCGCCGGGGCTTACTTAGGAGACAGACATGATTACAATCTTCAACGGGCGTAGCCGTACCGCTACGTCTTCTTCCGAACGCACGTTTGTGCAGGTTGAACACACAATCCTACGTCACCTGCATGAGTTCACGCCTAGTGAGTGGATGGTGTTCTGTGCCTTAGCACTGCACATTGATGACAACGGTTACTGCTTCCCATCGATGTCTCGCATCGAAACCGTTACGGGTATGTCCGCACCAACGATTCGGTCTGCGATGAAAGGTTTGACAGAGAAGTCCATCGAAGGCAGACCAGTGCTGTTGATGCGTCCGAGACACACGTCCGAAGGCAGACAAACGAGCAACGAGTTCATCTTGTTTCCGGGCGAGGAGGGGAAAGATTTTGATACCCTCACCCCCAAAAATCTTATACCCCTTGAACAAGAACCAAAGAAACAAGAATCTTTAGTTAAACGCAAAAAGACTAAAGCCGAGATTCCTGCCTCTGGTTCTGATGACCGAAACCTTTACGAAGCGTATCGGATGTTCAGGTTCCCAGACCAACCCATTGACGTGTTCACCAACGCAGAGTGGAAAGACGCAAGCCTAACCATATGGCAGATGTTACGGGCAGGTGTCACGCCTGATAGCCTAACTATGGCTTGCCACAACCTAGCCCAGAAGTGGGGCAACCGTAAGGATATGGTTACTCTAAGGGCGTTATGGAAACACTGGAGTACAGCCAATGACTTTACTCGTCAGTCAACCATTCGGAACGCAACGACCATCGACCACGCTCAACAGGCTGTAAGCGTCTTGCAAAGCATCAGAAACTTTTCCCTTGACAACGATTGACAGTCAAGGTACTATTGATTGTAAGGAGTTAGGCATGAAGTTCGGAGAAGTTGTTGACAGGCTAATGGCTGGTAAGCCAATCACAAGACAGTTCTTTCGAGACAAGGAGCAAGACCACGAGCCGTACATTCTGTACAGCGAACTATGGGATAAGTTTGAGGTAGTTCAGAGCGGATTGACGGTTGAGGTTGAGTACCTGTCTCTCAACGGAGAGATGCTTTATGCAGATGATTGGATTGTAGGGGAGTTCGACCAACAAACAGGAGGAATCAGATATGAGAACGACAAGTAACGCAGATTACAAAATCATCGATGAGTTGGGATGGACAATCCCAGAGAAGTTCATTGCTGTAGTTGAGATTGAGGATGATGAGTCATCTGCTTGCACCGATTACGAGCAGATACAGGTCGAAGACTTTGTGACCGTTGCTGTGCAGATGCACTTTGGCATTGTTCCCGTTGAGTATGTCAATCAAGACTGGCACATTCGAGTGCTGGAACTAATGAAAGACCTCATTACTGATGACCGAGAGTGGACATTACCTGAGACTGAAGAAGCAGTTCGAGAGTGGGTTGATGAAGTCAATAGTTCAATAGAGCATTATGCTCAAGAGGGATTTGAAGCCCGACAGAGCGGTGATTATTGGGAAGGGGAGTATTGAGATGATTCTGATTAATGCAATGAAGTATGTGTGTGAAAGAGCCACAGAGAAGAGTGCCGGGTACGACCTGCGAGCAGGAGATGATGCAAACCTTCTGCCCGGACAGATTGCAGTAGTTGGAACAGGCGTATTCCTAGAGATGCCAGCAGATGTTATGGCAATGGTATGCAGTCGGTCGGGTCTTGCATCCCGTGGCATCGTAGTCAACAACGCACCGGGCATCATTGATGCGGACTACAAGCAAGAGGTCAAGGTTATCCTAATGAACCAGACTGACCAACCCGTATCTGTCAACGCTGGTGACAAGATTGCTCAGTTGGTCTTTACGAAGTGGGTCAATGCCGGAGATGTGGTTTCCTACCATAGGGAGGGCGGACTCGGAAGTACGGGAGATAAATGACAGATAAAACATTCGCAATGGTGGCTGGCTTGCTTAGTGCGATGCCAGCCCAGCAACGGTGGGATGACGGAGTCGCAATGGCATATGCCGTTGTCCTCAAGGATGTTGATGATGAGGTGCTTACCAAAGCAGTCATCAGGCTAGTCAAATCAGAAGACTTTCGCCCATCCCCCAGCAAGATACTTAGGAGTTTACAACCGAGCGTGACGAAAGCAGACATCGTAAGCCGTATCCAACGGTTCATCATGTACACCCATCCATCAACCCGTGGCATACGTGAACTGAAGTGGTTGTCCCGTGGCGAACTGAAGCAGGAAGACCTTGATGCAGTAGCCTTCTTAGGCGGATGGAATAACATCGGGCAGATGTCAAAAGCAGAACTTATCTCGGCATTAGAGCAGTGGAATGTACCTGTACCAAAAACGGTGCAAGCCCTGCCTGAGAACAAGATGAAGGCAATCGAATGAGTGATGACATCAGACCATATGAATCCGTTGGGGATGCTGTAGCCCGATATCAGAGAGCCAAACAGGCAGATGCACAACACTATCCGTATGACGAGATGATGGAGTCATCCCTTCTGGGTTCGGTGCTATTAGGCGGACGCAAGACCCTTGATAGAGTTGAGTTCCTCGTATCGGAGCAGGACTTTTATCGAGGTGCCCATCAAGGCATCTGGACAGCGATGAAGGAGGTCATTGCGGAGACTGGTGCAGGATGCGACATTGTCCTCCTGCGTGACCGCCTTGTTATCAAGAATCAACTCGAAGCGTGTGGTGGGTTGGCTTACCTCATGCAGATAGGTGAGATTGTCCCGACAACAGCGAACGCTGAGTGGTATGCAAAGAATGTCAAGAAGTTAGCCCAGCGTCGCAACATCGTCGTGCAAGCAGAGTACGCAATGATGCAAGCACAACGGGGTAACACGTCACCTGATGAGATATGCCTGACCTTTGCACAAGGCACAGACAATGTGGTTCCGACCAATACTGTGCAGACCGCAAGTGATGTGTTCAAGGCAGGACTTGACAGCATCAAGGCTGGCAAACGCAAGGGTATCAACACCTGCTTTGCTGACATCGACTCTGTGGTCGGTGGGTTGCGGAACGGCGAACTGATTATCCTCGGAGGCAGACCCTCAATGGGTAAGTCATCCCTCGGCTTGCAGTACGCTATCAACGCATCGATACAGGGTAAGGGGGCACTGTTCATCTCGGCTGAGATGTCAATGGACATGATTAGCCAGAGACTGATTCAGATAATGGCTGGTGTTGATTCTCGTAACCTGTACGACTCGTACCTATCCGAGCAGGAGAGGCAACGGCTACAGGATACGCAGAACACCCTTGACCATATCCCGTTGTTCTTCTCGACTGAGACACCTGTCACCGTATCGTCCATACGGGCTAAGGCACGTGAGTTACAGCGTGATGGCAAACTGAATCTGATAGTCGTTGACTACCTTCAGATGATGGATACGGGCAAGTCAACCGAGGGCAGGACACGAGACATCGGCATCATCAGCCGGGGTCTCAAGGGTATAGCCAAAGAGTTCGATATCCCATTGGTTGCCCTTTCATCGCTGTCTCGTGCAACGGAACAGCGGAACGACAAGCGTCCGATTATGTCGGACTTACGTGAGTCAGGTGATATCGAAAGCGATGCAGATGTGATACAGTTCCTGTACCGTCCAGAGTACTACGATTCTGATAGACAGGAGATTGACCCGAACACTCCATCCGAGTGCGAAGTCATTACGGCAAAGAATCGTAACGGTACGATTGGCGTATCCGTCCTAGAGTTCAATAAGAGATTTGCGAGGTTTGAAGAATGAGTACAGAGTTAGCAGTAGAAGAGAAGCCGGTTCGTCGGGGATACAAAAACGTGACCCGATGGCAGAAGGTTGTCATCCGTAAGGTGTGGGAACTGAAGTCCCGTAAAGCCGCCGCAGAGGAACTAGACCTCTCTGTAAAGGGACTAAGTGACTTACTGTATAGAGCCTTCCTCGTCCTTGAGGTTGACACCATTGAGGAAGCAATCACAAAGATAGGAGCATAGATGCAATGACAGGAGTCGAAGCATTGCAAGCCCTACGTGAAGGCAAGAAGGTAACTACACCACTCATGAAGGATAGTTACTACGCTTACATCATTGAGTTCATAGAGAATGGCAAACTACGTAGGGAAATCCAGTGGGTTGGCACGTGGGATGATGAGCCTTACAATCCGTACAAGTGGTGCAACGGAGACCCATTTCAGGCAGACCACTTTTTGGAAGATAACTGGGAGATAGTTGAATGATGTTCATCGACTTATTACTTGCATTCGTGCTAGTCAACATCATTGGGTTATTCATCTATCTCAGCAAAACAATCGACAACTCGACCTTGCGAAAGGATGATAAGTAACCTATAATCTCATTGTCTGTTTTCTAGAGGCTGTGCATCCGGGTAGTACCGATGAAGATGTACAGCCTCCTCCTTTTTATGACCTCTGTAAGTGCATTACAGTCTGAGACTGATGTGGAATAATCACATCCAACTTCTGCCATACAGCAAACTCTCGAACAGACACCTGCGTTCTTCCATCCACAATGATTGGTGTACAAGGCACAGCCTTGTCATCCCATAGAGGGACGAGATTAAACCCTAGGCGTGTATCAACATCAGCACCATACAACGCCTTCAGCAGGTCACGTAGCGGGGCGTATACCTTACCTCCAACTGCTTTACCGGGGATGATGTCCTCTCCCATCATCACAAGCCAATCAGTCTTCTTGCCTGTATCAAGCGCATCCGCCCATCGAATGAATCTGAGGTTAGCACTGTTCCGAAATGCGAATAGGTCAGGACGCTTGACAACAGCCGTGCCATTGCGTGAACCATCAAGGTTTGAGTTGCCCTCGATACTCCACCATTCACCGCCGTCAAAGCCACCGACTATTCCAATGTGTACCGCATCCGTCAGGCTACCTTTTGCCATCACAACAAAGAGGTCACCCTTCTTAGGGGTCTGATACACAATGCCTAGTTTCTTTGCTCGTGCAAGCCACACATCGCAATCAGCCGAAGTGCCTAGTTCCCAGTTGACACCAGTCAGGAACTTCAAGCGGGTTGCAACGGATGACACAAACGATGCACACCAGAAGGAACCGACCGGAACATTACACGCCCGATTCCACAGGTCAATGTGGAACCCTCGGTTACTTCCTTCAGGTTCCTCTTTCGTACCTACCCATTCAAGGGCTATCTCAATAAACTTCTCTACTGGGTCAACTTGTCCCATCCCATATCACCACTTCCATATGGCTCTGCACCTATAAACGTATGCTCTAAGCCGGGGGCAGGTCGGTTCTTAGCGGCATCGTACTTCCAGTTCATATCCTTAGGTGCGTACCTCACACGAGTTCCAATAAATGCCGCCGCACCCATAGCGGCAGATTGCAACTCAGGATACGGCTCATCCCTATCCTTCATTGTCTCGTATGATTCCATCATGTCTTGTGCCCACATATATACCAACTTGTCTGCCATCATGTTACTAATCTTAGGGAATGGGATATCAACTCCAACCTTTGCAAGGATTGGACGTGTGACACCTTCCCAGTGACGTTGCAGTGGCGTGTAAACCTCACGTGTTGGTTCACCAAACAAGTTACGTCCAGTGCCTAGTTCATAAAGCATCGACGCACCCGGAGCCATCTGACCCATCAAGGTTGTCTTGATATTATCGGCGGCTCTCTGTACCTTCTCTACGTTTGACTTCTTGTCATTAGAGTCAAAGATACTCATCACAGAAGAGATGATAGCCATCGTCTTATCAAGACCAGCCGGTGGCTTGAACTTGAAGTCACCAATCTGCATCTGCGTACCGCCCTTAGATACAGATGTCTTGATGGCATCGTTCTTGTACAGAAGACCGTACAGGATTCCGAGAGCCGTCCACAGACCCCACGACTTAGCCATCATACGGAGATGAGCCGCTTTGGCGTATGGGTCTCTATCTTGCAAGTCATCCAGTCGGTTAGCCTGTAGTAACCTCTTACCCCACGGTGTAGCACGTAGGATACCGTGACCGATTGGGTCTATAGCAAACCTAGACGTAGCCCATCGAGGAGCAAAGAAGATACGCTTTGCCATACGACCAAAGAGGTTGTCTGCATCACTCTGTGAGGGCAGGATGATGTCTCCGGCTACGGCATTGATAATCGCCGCCATATCACGAGCGGCACTCTCGTATCCCGGTGTGCCCTGTATGTAGCCAATGTCAACCAGATGTTGCATTGCCTGTGCATACTTGTTCATCTTCACGTAGTCCTTAGACATCGAGAAGAACCGTTCTGATTGACCCTGACCCGGCATATGTTGCAGTATCTTGTTGCTAACAGATACATCCGAGTTGTATCCGAGTTCGTCGATGTCCATCAGAGTCGCTGATGGGTTAGTCTTTTGCAACTCTGTAAGGGCTTCATCCTTACCGAATGCAGACAACGTCAGACCGTGTGCCTTAGCATCATCGTAGAAAGCGTTTGCTCTCAGTTCGTTACCGAGTGCAACGTCTGCCTCACGACCGTACATCTTGCCATTAATAATCGTCTTGCCGTTCCATTGCAGACCAAGGTTAGGACGAGCCGCCTTTGTCATAATCAGGAACTGTTGGAAGAACAACTTAGGGTCTTCAATCGGGTTAGCCAGCATAAAGTTCTGAATCATAATCGGTGATGCGTCACCACCAACCGATAAGCGACAGAAGTCATTGACCGTATCGTAAACACCCCAGAGCCTATCACTGAGCGATGTAGGATTAGGAACAGCCGGTGTAGCAGGAGCCGGTGTTGGCATTGGCACAGCACCGCTTCTAGGCGTACGAACCTTGAACAACGGACGTGATGGGATGTAGGCTTCATCCACATCCGTAATCTTGTCACCCGTTGCATCAAAGATGTCACCTGTTGGCTCCATAATGCCAGTCGTATACGTGCGGAGTTCTTCTTCTGAAGGCGTGTGTTCTGCCAACATATTCGGGTCAACACGATAACTGTAAACAACAGGCTTGACCTTGTCCGGGTCGAGGCTAGGCATTGACTGCAAACTTGATGCGACAATCAAGGAGTACGGCGTACCGAGCATCAAGTGCGCTTGCTTGATGTACTCGTGATAAGCATCTTGCTTCTGCCTTGTCTGCGATTCGTCAATACCCTTGAGGCTATCTCCCATTCGCTTGTGAAGCATAGACATCTGCTTAGCCATTGTGTCGAACTCTTTGATTGCACCTGTTTTCTTTGAGAACGTTTTATCCTTTAGGTTAGACACAAACTGATGGAATGAACCTGACTGATTCCACAGGTCAGTCAAAAACTCACGTGCATCGTCATAAGGTATGTTGTTGGCTATGCTGTAGTCATAAGCCATCTGCGTAAACTTGAACCTAATCCGGTCATTGATTGGGTCTGCCGTATCGTCATTGAGTGCTTCATTGACTCTATCTGTCAATGCAGTATCCAACCGTTTTTGTACGTTAGGACTATTTGCAATACGGATGTAGTTTGTCAACATCTTGATGATGTCGATAGCGTACGTTTTGCTATATGTCATTGACATACGCTCTGGCGTACCACCCAATCCTAGGTCGGCAGAATGACCTCCCCATACTAGGTCATTACCACTAAGCAAGCCTCCGCCGTTGCCAATGGAATGCCCGTGAAGAGTTGCGTGATACATAACTATCTTGCCGTTGTCCCATTCAAAGACATCCTTGAGTGATTCAGTAGGCATGAGTTGACCGTTATGGTTACGATACAGACCTGTGACAGGGTCTTTGATACGGTTACCAAAGTCCTGCATAAAGTCAAAGCCTTCTTTGAGATGCCATTCTCCAATAGGCTCCAAATCCTCGAAGGTTGTCTTGAGGTAGTCTTCTACCTCGTCTCGTAACTCTTTTGCATCATCTCTATCGAGACCGAGTTCTTGTTTGAACTTAGCCTCAATCTGTACAGCAATACCCTTAGCAAGTATGTTGTAACCAGCCATTCCCTTGTCAGGAGCAGGATTTGGTATGTCACCTCTCTGTATATGCCCGATATAAGCGTCAAGCATACGGAATGCGGCTTTGTTGTACGTGTTCACATACGCTAACTCTAAGCCTTGCTCTTGCGTCAGGATTCCAGAGTCAACCTGTTTCTTAGATGATTGGTTGTAGATATTGATGATGTTTGCATCTTCCTGCGCCCAATCTGTGGCACTCGTAAGAACAGCATCATCAATACTGAATCCGTTGTCAGCAAGAATCTCCACATCACCTGCGTTATACAATCCCGGCTCAAACAACTTGTTAGGATTCTTATCACGCACTTTGAACAATGCACGACCCTCTGTTCGGAACCCGTCTGTAGCAGGTACACGTACCGTTTCTTCCGGTGTCAGGCTTCCGTTGTAACCGTTGTGGTTTTTAATCATGTCCTGACGTAGACCATCAATGCGGTCATCAATAACCTTGATACCTGTGTACAGGGTTTCGATTGGCATCAGAGCCGCTTTCTGCGGAGCAAACGGTCGCTCTCGCAGTGGTGGCAATGACTTCATCATCGAGCCGTCTGGGTTACGCCACGACTTATTGAAGTTGACCCACGAGTTCTGGGCACGTGTCTCAGAGTTCAATGCCCATATTGCAAGCGGGTCTTCTGTTAGCATTGCGTGTGTAGCAAACGCAATCTCTTCACCGTTAGCACCGAATGATGCACCATAGATGGAGTGAGCAAGTGCATCGTGTACACCACGTAGCACGTCATTCCAAAGCATTGGTTTGCCATCTGCGGTTTTGTGTGGAGACACTTCAAGCAATGGGTGACCCGTAAAGTCCATACCCTTTTCACCGAACGTTTCCGGTGTGGTTGGATAGATGTACAGGTGATTGTTATTGCGGATGTCTGCAATAACTTCTGCTGAGTTGGCGTTGTACGAATCAACGTACACCATCTCGCCGTTCTCATCTCGATAGGAAGGCATAAACTCAATCTTGACGTTGAGCCACTTCCATTGTTTGTCGAGTTCTTTGACCAGAGCCTGATAGGCTTTGACCGCCATCGGGTCGTGATACTTGCCCTGAATCACAGTATTCATAGGCATCTGGTCGTAGTTGTCAGCGATAGCCATCTGCGTCTCAACGCTTTGTGGCGTACGCTTGAACGTCATCTTCTCAGGCAGTTTTATTTCTCTGCCCTTGATGAGGGACAAAGCAAACTCTACATCTGCCTTGACCTCTGCAACGTTGCGGTTGAAGTCCTCAGTCGTTACTGGCTGGACGAGGGCTTTGGGGTTCCTCCGCCGAAGGTTATCGAGTACGTCCCCATATGGCGTGAACTTTCCGTAGGCTCCGTCCTCGGTGCTTCCGGTATTCCAGAGTCTACAAGTGTCTTCCGTAAACGTTGCCGAAACTCCTGCTCTCTGTAATACATCTCCGAGTTGCTCGATACCGTTGAGCCACGCTTCCCTTGTTTGTTCATGTGTTTCGCCTTCTGTTGTAACTGTAAACGTTGTCAGTGTTTTACCATCTTGACTTAAGTTTGCACCACCGAGGTTCAACGCTTTTTGGATGTCCTTCATCTGAGCAAACGTGATTGGTTCGGACAGATTAAACTTTGCACGATGCTCGACAGTGTAGCCTAAGTCTTCATTGTATTGACCAGCACGTTCATGCTTTGCGGCATCCTGTGTAACGTACACATTCTGCTGGCGGAACATCAGTCCCATATGAGCGGCACGTGCAAGCACATCATCAATAGTATGCTTGTCAGCGTCCATACGGATTGTTGCATCAATAGATGGCTCTACATCGCCAAAGAATATACCGGTGTTACGGTTAGCGTCTACCTCAACCCCTTCCATATCGCCGAACACACGATTGACTTCCTGAGCCGCTCTATCAGACAAGCGGGTCATAGCCTTCTCGTATTCAGGCTGATTATCCCGCATCAACGCATCCATAGCGTAGTCGTACACTTCATTCAAGCCGGGCAGGCGAGAGCCAGCGTACGATGTGCAGTGCATATGAAACTCTGCCTGCTCAGGAGATTGGCGTACCTTGTAAAGCCCAACCCTTAGCGGATTCTGACTTTGTAACTCCGCCTCCCTAGTTCCTGTAAGAACCTCGTTGAACGTCCCGCTTCTTGTGTCGGCTTCGTGAATGACACGTCCATCCCGGACGACGATACCAAGTTGCTGTACTGAGTGTCTAAGTTTTTCGAGAAGACCGAGACCCCACGCTGTACTTTGGTCATCAATGCCAGTCGCTGGTGCAGTTTCACTATTCAATGCCTCTCTGTGAATCGTGTTCACATCGTAGTAGTTAGCGTAGTTTTGGAATATAGGAATCGTTTGGTCAGCAGGACGGTTGCCCTCTTGCTCCCAGAACTCCTTGAATAACTCGTTCCACGCTTCCTCATGCTTACGGATACGGTCAACATCACCTGACATATAGTCTGCCAGTTTGGCGTTGTTGGCTTTCTGCTGAGGAGTCAGCATATTGTCAGGCACCCCTGCTCCGTAATCCATATAGCGCATCTCAGTCTCAGGGTTCCATACGGCTAGGATGCCGACATTACCGTCGATAAGACTTGCCTTGCTGTACTGATTGCGAGGGTCTTGCTGTACTACAAACTGTACATGAGCATTGCGTTCAGCAAAGAAGTTCTCCATACGGCGCATCATGTTGGAGAATCGCTCGTTGTACATATCCCGTACGTGTGGTGTCACACGCTCGTCAGCCAGTGCAGGCTTGAAGTAAATCTCATGACCGATACGCATATTGGATGCCGGGTCATAAGTAATCATGTCCGAACCATCAGGCTCGCCCACAGGGCGGCTGATAACAGCGTCCAATCCACCTGTCATGCGTAGCATATCTGCCGATGCATTCTTCAGTTGATTGACGTTGTATGCCTGATGCTCACGAATACGACGATGTTTACCGCTATCCTGCCGTGCCGGATACAACGCTGTTGGTGTCTTAGCGTTGACCTGAGATGAACGGGTGTTCCACATCTCCGGCTTCACATGAACCATATTCATTGGCTCAGTGGTTGGCAGATTCTTCAACGGAACTTCTTTACCCGGCTCCGTAATGACAGGACGACTGTCGGTCAACTCATTGACAGGCACTAGTTGGTGCAGGGTTGCAGTGCCATCGCCGAGTCGCTGACCACCATCAAAGGTAGCCGTACCGACAATCTTGACTACGCCATCCTCGTTAGTAGCAAGCGATATACGTCGATTCGTATGGTCTGCCATCAAGCCTTGAGGCACTTGCAATGCGTCAAGACCAGTCAGGATTCGACGGATATCATCTGCCGACTTGGGCAAGATGAGGGCGTGAATGTCAGTCTCTTTGTCGTAAGGTTTAAGCGGAGTGCTACCTCGTTTGGCTACAAGGTTGATGTCAACCTGCGTTTGTCCGCCGGGGTCTAACTGATTACCGTTGGAGTTTGATATCAAACAGGACAGGTGTGCAACAGGTGAACCTTCAGTGGTATTGCCATTGACGAACAACGTCTTACGCATGATGTTCATCAAGCGTTCTTTCTGTTCAGGTGTCAGGTGCCGTACACCATTACCAGACATCATTACGTTGTATCGGTCAAGTTCACCGTACCGTAGGACATCCTGAGCAAACTGATACTCGAACGAACCACCAGCACCAGCGGCGTTCGTCCAACCGTTGTTCATCCACAACTGCTTTTCAGCAAACCAAACAATAGCCTGCAAGTCGGATGGAAGCATATCCAACTTACCGCCCGTTGCCTGATTGATGTAGTCGGTTGCAAGTCCCATAACGGCTTGACCTGTACCAAACTCACCGCCCGTTGTTGGCTCGGCGGGGTTAGGCATCTGATACTTAGCAGGCACGTATTGTGCTTCACCGTCACTGTTAAATCGGACGGAGTAAGCAGACTTGCCTAGGTAACCACCTTGTACACCTTGCTCAGCAGATGGCGGGACACGAGCAAAGAACGTCTTGTCGGCATCGTCAAGTTTGTCAAAGCCTTCAGTAGTTTGATGCCATTCGTGATACATACGGCGTACATAGCGAGCCGCCCATACGTCAATGGTTGCACCGCTACTGAGACCAACAAGGTTGAGAGAGAAGTTACGTGCTTTAGGTGCAGAACCTTCAGTCTCGATGTCGAGCCACGAGTTGAAGTAACCCTGCAATACATTATCGGTGTTAGCACCAAACTTGTTACCAGAGAAGACGTTACGAGGAAGAACTGTAAAGTCCATCTTTTCGGTCATGTCGGTAAACTTTGTTTCCTTGTCACCGTCAGCCGATGGCGTAACCTGCGTGTAACTCGTAGGCAACCAGTCATCTGTAACCATAGCCCAGCCAGTGAACGACGCAATAGGGTCTTGTCCATCACCCTTCCATACAGTTGTATTCACAACGCTTGCGGCAACACCCTCAAGCATTGTCCGCTTCATATCCTCAGGAATCTTAGTCTCTAGTTTTGCGACAACCTCGTCACCAATCATGCGCTTTAGGTCAGCATCTGATGCCGCCCTAATCGCATCCATATCAACACCCTTAGCCCCTACATACTGGCTATAGTTAGGCAGTTGCTGTTCTTTGTTGGCTTTCTGTTGTGCATCACTCGTATTAGAACCATCCGGGTTTGCGCCTCGGAACAAGCCTGCACGATTCTTAATGGCTCGCCAGATTGCATACACTTGTACAGAACGCTCTGTGTTGAATGGAACCTTGTAATAAACCTTGTCACCAGAACCACGCTTGACGATACGCTCGTAGGTTTCGGTGCGGTTCATCATCTGCAATGCTTGTACAGCATTCGTCCAGTTGGCATCTACAGGAGTCTGTGGGCTAGTCCCACCAATCAGGTCAGCCATTGCCAAACCCGCAGAGCCGTATCGACGCATAATCTTTTTAGATACGCCTCGGTACCAATCGTACTGTCGCATGATGACCTGAGCGTTCAGAATCTCTGAGCGTTGCTCAGGTGTCATGTCAGCGGTAATGTCTTGCTGTGACAGTTCAGCCAGACGGGTTATGTCATTAGCAATCTTCTGGGCACCAATCTTGTGCCAGATATCGTAAGCCTGACCTCGTAGCAGTTTGTATTCTTCTGCCGCCGCATCCTTAGCGGCTTTCTCTGTTCCGTATGACTGTTCGGATTCAAACACACCAACTTCTTTACTATTGATGTTTGTAGCCGTCATCTTATAGATGTACTTTGTGCCCCGTTTTTCAACAGCATAGTAGTGCTTGTCATTGGTCTTTACAGCACTAATCAGGTCTTCATTGGCTACCGGTGTAAGACCACCGAAACGTGTTACCTTAGTGTCCTGCCATCGGTTAGTGGCACCAACAGCATCAATGTTGTAACGCATCTTAGCGGCTGTAATACCAACGCTCGCCACAGGAATACCCGCCATCGTAGGCGTATTCATCTCAATCTCAGGTATAGACTTAGCCCATACCTGCATACCAGCGATTGGGTTTCCGTCCCACTTGATAATCGGCGTATACTTTTGCAACATACGAGACGCAAGGTTTTGGTACGTGTCGATGATGTAGTTCAACGCACTATCTTGCGCTCTTGCACTCGAACCATTGCCATCCTTGTTAGGCTCGATAGGCTGATGGAACAAGTAACGGTTGCCACTTTTAACGGCTTGCTCCATCTTTCCAAACTTGCCATCAAGAACATTGCCTGCTTCGTCATACACAACAACGCTGCTCATATCGATAGTCTTTTGCTTATCGGCAGGAACCTTAGCGTATGACATTACATACTTTTCAACTGGGCGTAGGTCTCTCTCTGGTACGCCATCCTTGTCAAGAACTGGAATGCGGTCGCCGTTCTCGTCTTCAAGGAACTCACCATTCTCATCTTTTTCGTATGCAATGGCAAACGCACCAGTGTTCTCATCAATGTACGGAGATGGCTCGATGACTCGGTACACAAACGGCTGGGCACCTTCTGCTACAGGCATATTCTTTTTACGCATAGCCTGTCGCAAACTACCCAGAAGTTTCTGCGTGTTCTCTTTGACTGCTTGTACACGCTGATTGATTACAGTCGCCCTAAACGTTTCGGCACTAGTTGGCTCATCGCCGGGCTTGACACGCATAATGCCAGAGCGGTCAATCAACTGCATTGAGTGATTGTCGTGATTCTGTTTGGCAATAGCCTTAGCCGTTGCTTCCGGAATCGACTTGATATCAGGCGCAATGATAGGCGCACCAACAGCCGCATTGCGGTCTTCTTGACGCAACTTATACAGCGGACGTGCTTGCGATTCATTGAATGCACGACCACCTGCCATCTTCCACAGGACACGAGGTGGTGGCGGTGGAACGATTGGACCGTTAGCCGATGGCACAGCCGACATCATACGAGCAACGTGCAGGATGCCACTGTACACCTTTGGCATTACATCTTTTGGTATGCCATTCTTGTTTGCGATGGTGTCACCTAAAGACGTGATGTCTTTGTACTGAGGCAACATTGATATTGCGCCGGATGCGGACGTTTTTCGTAATGTCGCATCTGGATTTTCCAATACAGCATAATGACCTGTGTTGACAGTGCCATTAGGCAACACTGTTGTAATCTCACCTGTAGCAAGGTTGACGTTATAAGTAACGTCACTACGTGTGTCTAGCAAACTTACAACAGGAACGGCTTCCGTTGGGTCAGATATCTTCTTAAACCGAGTCAGTACTTCCAGTTGCCCATCTGGTCCAACCTTCTCAGCCAACTGGATTTGGTCACGTGACCGGCTAAGGACTTCGTCCACATACGTTGCGATGCGTTGACGTGCTTGACGTGCATTGCCACCTGTGGACAAACTTGCAATCTCTTTGTCCGATGACCTTTGCATAATGCTTTCTGCAACCTTAGTTGCGTAAGCCAACTGTAACACTGCCTGCTTTTGCTCAAGCGGTGCTTTCGGGTCATTGACAAGTTCATACTGGTCTGGGCGCAATGCATTACCAACAGCATCAAGGTCAGCCTGTGAGAAGTCCTTCATGCCCATATCAACAAGTTGCTTATTATCGGCAGGCTTCTTCTTGTCTAGTGGTGACGGATTCTTTTTGCGCTTCTCTTTGACTGCCTTAGCCTTCTGTGCCCCTAACTCTTTGGAGTTATCTACTGCACTGACGATATCGGCTAAGCGACCAGCATATGACGCATCAGGCGGATGAATGGAGCCAATAAGCCCCTCATTCATAAAGTCAAACTCAGGAGAGCCAACTTCCATTGGTACATTTTTGACTGATACATTACGCAGGTCACCGACGTTGTAGTCAAGGTATTCCGCAACAGCCTTCAATACGGGAGAGCCGTAATGAGTAACAATGCCTTCCGACGAACCCTTGTTAATCCAACCGTCTTCTCCAATGCCAAACACTGGGTACCAGCGACCGGGTTGTACTTTGACCTTACCTGCTTCACCTGTACTGATATAGAAAGGAATCTTTACGCCGTTGATGTTAGCCATAACCATCAAGCGGTTGGCATAATCCAATACCTTTACATCCCCACGAACTGTAGGGATAGTTTCAAACGTTACAGTGTTGCCATTAACGTCATGCGTTTCATTGAGAATGGCATCGGCTTCTTCTGTAGACTGCGGGACATCTTCTGAACGCTTGACGGGCAACCACTCAGGCATGATGAATGGTTCGTTGAGACCGTGTGGTTCTTGCCCGTGTAGAGACGCAATGTATTGATAGAAGTTTTTGACAGTTGGTTTTATTGCGCTCGGTGCTTTAGCCGCTTCCCATACAGCATCTATTTGATACTGCAATCTACCTGCTTTCTCACCTTGACTAGCGGCAACTGTTAGACGTGGGTCTATTGGTTGGAATACATTTTTGTCATCACGTAAAAACACATCACCAGTAGCCATATTGACTCTGATAATTGCTCCATCTTTTTTACGTTTTAGTTCTACGAGTTGGTCATTACCTTTGACCTTCTTTGCGTAGTACTCGTAATCTTTCCACTTATCACGTGCAATACTTGAGTTCTGCTTATTGAAGTCATAGATGATGCCTAGGATGTTATCTACCTGACTGACATTGAGGCTCTCTGCACCCTTGCGAGTCATGATGTCAGGCAATACACGTGCTATGTAGGTAGTTTTATCCGCAACCTGCGGAGCAGGAAGTTGTACAACCGAACCAGCCGTAGTACCTTCAATCTGACCTTCTCTTAGTGTTGGGGCGGGTGCAGTTCCTTCACTAGGTGCAGGTCCCCCTGTTGGTTCCTCGACCGTGTCCGCAGGTGTAGTGTCCACTGTGGCTTTTGGTAACTCTGCGGTAGCGGCGGCAACGACCTTCGCACCTGTTCCGGTTGCTTTTGCGGCGTTGAGTTGTGCGGGAGACTTGCCATAGGCAGTGAGTCCGATGTACTTTCGTTCGGCATTGGCACGATTAGCCCTTTCACTAATCCAATACGTTAGAGCGGATGCCATACGTTTGTTAAATCCGTTGGTTACACCGCCAATATATGCAATGTCTGCGTTTGTGATTGTGATTGTTTCACCACGTTGCGGGTGGTCTGTCTGCACAATCTCCACATCAAACTGCGTTGTGTCACCAGCCTTCAAGATGCCGGGACCCTGCCACTTAAGTAGTCGCTGTGGCAATGGCAAAAGTGGAATCTTACATCGAACTTCCTTGCCGCCTATCTTGACAATAAGAGGCATATTGTCCCAAAGGAAGATATGACTTTCTGCACCCTTGTATGGCAACTTCCACGTAAGGTTTTGTGCTGGTTGACTTTCCTCTGTGTACACAACGTTGTACACATCACGCATAAACGGAGCCAACTTGTCAAAGATACCGTCAAGGTATTGAACTGAGTCAACACGATTGCCGGATAGTTTGATGCCAATAGCCTTATGTTCGGCGTTTAAGAATGTCGCTTCAAGAGATGTTGCAAACTTCTCGTGAGCCTCGTAAGGAACAATAGACGGATGTGTCTCCGATGGTTTACGAGGTGTCATTCCCATATGCTTGAGAATGTCAATCTGCATATCGGCAGGCATACCATCTAACAATGCATGACCAATCTCATGTATTGCCGATGAAACATTGCGGTTAGCAAATCCGATAAGTACTTGTCCTGCAACCTGACCATTACTTCTGACAGATGCAAACACTGCCTCAAAGTCATCGTTCAGTTGCTTGATTTTTGTAAACTTACCGATAGCAGGTACGGAACTCTCGTAGTAGTTTCCAATCAACCTGTCACGAACAACCTGTACAGCCTTCTCGGCTATCTGCTGACTTTCGGCATCAGTACGCTTGCTGAAGTCAGCCCACGACAGATTCTCTTTGCTTAGTGACCGAGCCGCTTCGTCAAGCATATCGGCTGTCTGATGTATAAGCGGTAAGTCTAAGGCATGATGCTCACGCCAATCCAACTGCTTTCGTTTCTCTGCACTCTTAGAGTTGGATGGGTTTGCAACACGTGATGTTTTCTCACCAGCAATGCGGTCTTGCGTCATTTGCAAGATACGGTTCGCCTGAGCAAAAATCATGCGGTCATAGAAGTCGGCAATCAACTCAGCGGCACGTTTAGCGTCCGCTTTGACCATAGGCTTGCCTTGATAGTCCGAGCCAGTCAGGAAGTCTGTAAGAGCCTGTACAAGTTCTTCTTTATTGCGAGGTTTCTGTGCAATAAGGTCTGTAATCTTGTGACCATTCAACGCAATGTCAATCTGTGCTACTAACTTCTTGTCTTTGACAGATGTCGCAATGCTTCCATCGATAGCCGATTCCTTAGAACTGTATCCATATGTACTTAGGGCTGCTTCAAGGTCTGTCGGGTTACGAGTTTCCGGAATCTCAGCCTCGGTTGGTTTTGGCTTAGGCTTTGGCTTAGGTTTTGGTTTTGCACCTTCATCGGTTGTTGCAGTGCCCTCCGTTGGCGTAACTGCCTCTGCCTCAGCCGGAGCAGGGGCTGATGCTTCCTCACCCTCGACCGCAGTCTCTGCCGCAGGAGTAGCCAGTGCCTCTGATATCTCAGGCTTTACTGGCTCACCACTTGTGATGGTTGTGTGCTGAGCAACGTATGGTGCGCCGTTGTTCAATGGACGGATGATTGGACCGTGTGTAGTGTTGTTTAGAACAACTCCACCAACCGTAGCACCAGATGCATCTGTATGCTCAATGTAGGAGCCAACCGGATAAGCATCCGAATCTTTTGCAACTGTGCCGACAAGTTCGTTGCGCTTCTTTTTGATGGCATTACCCCGCTGATTTTGAGGCAATGTGTTCACAGCATTACGAGCCGCACCTGTCGCTGCCACCTGTTCAGGTGTAAGCATTACAGGAACCTTGCCACCCTCTAATCGCTTATCCGTAATGCGGTTGGTATCGGTTGCTATCGGGTTATGCTCTGTGTTGTCATAAACAACGTCGGATTGTTTAGTAAGTTCTGCAATCTCAGCATCATTGATTGGTGCTTTGGCTTTATGCGAACCAGAGATGATGTTCTGTAACGGTACAACTACAACGTCAGTGCCACGACCAGACGTTGGCACTTGAACAGCGGCATGATTCTTACCAACGAGTTTGACAATGCGTCCGTTGACAGAGATATTGTTGTCAAGGGCAATAGTTGCCGGGAATGCTTCCTTGAACGCTTTGCCAGTTTGTCCTTGAAAGTGACGTTCCATCAAACCAATGTGATGCTCGTTAGTGTACGCTCGGTCTTCAACGTATCCAGTTTCGGCATTAGGTTTCATGCCAGACGTTTCGAATACCTTTTTGGCTATTGCCTGATTTTGTGGCGTTAGCATATCCATACTAACAACACGTACATCCGCTTTGTTATCAGCGTTTAGATGGCGGCGTATGACAAAGCCATCATGTGTCGTACCGATAAGAATCTCTTTGTTATCACCCGATGGCACAAACTCTTGTACTTTTCCAAATCCGGCTTTAGGCACAAGTAAGTCAGCGGCGTTGACCATTCGCTCGCCTTGCCCTTCGGTAACTGTACCAGCAGGACGCATACCAAACAACTTAGGGTCAATCTCTTCAGCAGGAACAATGCGACTTGTCTTTTTAGTTGTATTGACAATTGCAAACTCGCCTTTACCTACACTGACTATATGTTCATCAGGAGCCAGTATTGAGATTCTAGGTGCATCTACACCTGACTTAATCTCAGCAGAGATAGCACGTGTGACAGGATTTACGTCGTAACCTAATGCCGTAAGACCCTTTGTGCCTAATGTATGTCCAAACTGGAATGCACGAGATGTAAGTCGGTTTTCGCCCTCGAAAGAAACACCTGCAAGCACACCAGCCAAATCTTGTATAAACGAATTCTGCTCAAGTTCAGGCAATCCTTTGGCTCGTGCCTGCTTGTTGTATTCATCAATCTGTTGACGATTTGCAATTGCTTGCTGAATTTCCATTCCAGTTTCAGCGGCTGATTCAGTAAGTTCATTTGCAAAGTGTGATAGTTCTGGGTGCGCTCTAATAGCAGCGGCAATTGTTTTAAGTTGCGTCTGACGTGCAGTAACACCACTTGCTTCACCCAGCCACTGTGCGGCATTTCTGAACGGAGTTAGTGGCTTTGCCTCTGCTACACGCAGTGCTTTTGCCATTAATCCATTAGGTTTAAGTTTGGGGGCAAGTTCTTCTGCCATACGAATAGCGGCATCATTGACACCCATATTCTGCAAGGCTTTGATAGCGGCGGCACTACCACCTCGTGCCTCATTGGCAAGCATTGCCACTTGACCAATTTTCTTTAGGTTGAGCAATGCCGGAACTTGTGGATTGCCAGCAATAAGGTTAGGCAATAAATCTGCTACGAACGATGCAACTTGCGAGCCGCTGCCCTGCTCGTTCATCATTCCTGCTACTTTATTGTAACTATTCTCGTAAACAGGTTTTCCGGTAACAGGGTCAACTACAGGCTTACCAAACTCATCTATCTGTTGCTTGCCGTCATCACCCATCAAAGCGTTAAACAATCGCTCTTGTGCTGCATTGCCAATATATGCGCCTGCCATCGAACCGCCAAAAGCGGCGGCAATAGCACCGGGTCCACTTGTTAATCCTAATGCTCCAGCGGCACCACCTCCGACCATACCGCTAACAGCAGGTAGGATTGCTCGCTGAAATTTGTTGCCAAAGTATCGTGTGCTACCTTCAGCAAAACCATATGGGTCAAGCGTTGGGCTTTGTGTTGGCATTCCATACAGGTCTTGAATAACCTTGTTTTTGTCTTCGCCACCCAAACGTACACGAGCGACGGCTTCAGCATCTAGGGCTAGACTGTGTGCGGCTCCTACTAATGCACCGCCTGTAAGAGCGGCATACGTACCCGGTGTCATTGCTGACATACCCTGAGTCCGCTCAAGTTCGGTTGCTTCTTGTTGTCCAGCAGCAAACTGTTTTGCAAGATTTTCTTGCTTTCCTAACGTTGTTGCTGCGTTTTGCGGGGAAGGTTTGCCGACTTGCCCGTTAGGATAGATGGGCGTAATCATTCCCTCAGGAATGCGATACTTGCCACCTTGCTTTATTTTCCCTTGCTCGTCTTTATCAAACTCAAGCAAGTCCTTTATGGTCATTGGTTTGGTGACCGTTTGACCACTATAGAGTTTGACGTTTTTTGTAACTATCTGCCCTCTGTCATCTTTTAGTGGTTGTGTCCACAGTTGTTGACGACGAGCAATTAACTGTTTAGAAAAGTTAGCACGTTCTTGAACGGATAGAAATTTTTCCTCAACACCTCGGTCCAGTGCCGCATTGAACGCCTGTTCGTATCTTGAATCTAAGGCAAAGCGGTCATCCTGCAACGCCGATTGCAACGATGTGATTAATCGATTTCTATCCATTATGTGTTACTTGCCTTTTTTATCGGCTCTAGAACCGTAATCAATTACTGGAGTGATAGCCTTTTCGGGCTTTATCTTAACCGTTGATTTACTACCATTAGGTCCTAATGCAACATATCCACTAGGAGCCATAGTTACCGTCCGAGTCTGTGGCACAGGCGTTTGTACATACGCCCCCGGATTAACTCCAGCACCTCCATTCATATAGAGTGGAGATGGTGTACCCGGATTATAACCTAAACCACGTTGCATATACATAGCCATATCTTGTGGACTTAGCCCTTGATAATCGCCGTAGTTATATGTAACTCCGCCGGGAAACTGTGGACCTAACCCTTGATACTGTCCGCCGAGCATACGTGATGGACGTTGGAATCCACCCGACTGCAACTCGTGGTCAATAAATGCATCGTTGTAATCATCATTGCCCATATTCTCAAGATACAACTTTGCGTTATCAATCTGACTTTTGAGAGATTGAGCCATTGCATCCATTGCCTTTTGCACCTGTGGCTGTCCAGCCGTAACGGCTTTGGCAGATGCGCCAATACGAGCGTCAAGTTTGCTACCTAGTGCGTCAATCCTACGCAACCAAAACTGTCGTTGGCTTTCATCAAATCGTGCCTGATTAAGATTGAACTGTCCTTGACGTATACCTAGACCAATCATTCCTCGATTGTTGGTTTGCTCTAGTCCCCATTTACGAATTGCATTGGCTTCCCTAGACACATCAATGGCAGCAGCACGTAGGCTGTTTTTTGCAGCGTCGTTTTTGATTTTTTGCAAAAGATTGCCGTACTTAATCTCAACTTCTTTTGGAATAGCGGCAGTTTTTGCTTCTATCTGTTTGATTCGTGCTTGAATCATTGGAAGGTCAAGTTTAAGTTTTTGAATCTTAATGCGTTGTTCTTCCGGCTGTTCATACGTTTCAAGTACATCTGTATCCGGTTGCTTGTACCGTTTCATCAACGTGCCGTCTTGCATTGCTGTTTCTAGCGTTGCTCCACCCGGCTGTTGCATAGACCCACCCTGTTGTAGTTCAGGAGGTAGTCCCGGTATGTTTTCAATCTTTTGCCAATCACCAACCTTACCGGGTACGGTTCCGGTCTTTGCACCAAACTGCGGAAGATATGAGTCAACTAACGACTGAGGCGCACCGTAAATATCCGTAGCAATTTGCCTGCGTCGATTGGCTTCCGCTGTTTTAAGCGTTGGGTCACCCATTGCACGTATAGCCGTATTGGACTTATCTAGGAATCCTAGAATAGAGTTCATGTCCATTGTTGGCTTAGGCATATTGCCTGTACTGATAGCCGATGGGGCAATCATCTGCGTCAAGTCACCATAACGCTCTTTGATGTCTTTGGCTTTGTCAGGGTCACCTTGCAAAGACTGAAGATAGGCTTGCGCTTGTTGCCTGCGATTTAAACGAGCCTGCACAATAGCCGCACGTGAATCCGGATGTAAACCGGGGTTCATCAACTGCGTCATTGTCTGCTGTTCGTCTAGCGCATCATTGTCAGCAACACGACGAGCCTCACGTTGAACAAGGTCAATCTCCTGACCACGTGCTTTTCGCTCATTCAGTTTAAACTGCTGTTGCTTTTGACTTGTTTCAAGTCCGCCTAGCAGACCAGTAATAAATCCAGTTTTCATAATATTCCCTGCATTTAAAATGCTCTGAATGGAGACTTTGTCAGACCAATGGCATTCTGCCGTTGGTAACTTTTTTGCCATCCACCTGCTGTTTTTGTATAGGTTACACCACCGGGTCCGGGGAATGACTGTCCGGGTAGAGCGTTTGGATATTGGATATTTAAAACATTATCTGACAATGGTGTTGTTTGAAAATTCTGTGACATAACTGTGTCGTAAAATCCAAACCCACCTGCCATAGGATTATTAAATCCGCCGAGTCCACTTACGGTTGGAGGTATAGACACATCATTGACTGTATGTAATGGGTCAAAGTTTGGCGCACCGCCTGACCACACAGATGGAGGAGGATTACCCATTGGGTTATCGTTTGTGCCTAACCAATCACCACTTGCATTGACACCATTAAAAAATGATTGAGGTGCTGCCTCCGTAGACTCGGTAGGTTGTTTGCCTTTGTCAAAAAGGCTTTTGATTCCTTTAGCAATATCAGGACCAAACTGACCTATAAGTTGACCTATCTCAGCGTTACGTGCATTCTCTCGCTCAAAGTCAATTGCTGATTGCAGTCGTTTATTCTGCTGTGCTGCGTTATATGCCTGAAGACCAACGTTAGCGGCATTCAGTCGATTCATCCCAGCCTGCGCTAATTCTTGTTGCAGTTGGTTTTCTAATCCCATTGTTAGGTTAGCGGCTTGTCCTAACATACCGGGGCGAGCGGCAATTTGCTGACCAGTAATGCGTGAGTTAAGGTCAGCACTGAGCGCATTGCGGTTAGCCTGCACAGCGGCTTCTAGCCCCGCCTGAACGCCTCCACCCATACCTCGGTTAGCAACCTGCGACATCAACCCTGCTTCGGCACCAGCACCAATTGCTCTGTTACGTGCTTCACCAGCGGCATACACAGGAGCAAGTTGCCGACTGGACAAGCCGTTTTGCAAGATATCCATATAGTCGGACACTGCCTTCTCCTGCATTGGCTGAATCGCTCTACGCTTCTCTAAGGCAGCACGTTCAGCGGCAGCACTTGTGTTCTGCATATCACTAAGCATCGACATATACTTTACGTATTCGGGGTCTTCGGCTTGCTCCTGCTCAGGAGTTTTCTTAGGTTTAACGCCCCAAAGTTTATTCCATCCTTGAGTAAGAGGATTCTTGATGCCCAGCATTTTATTAAAGTTGACACCGCCCGTAGTATCGTTGAATAACTTTACTCCTTTGTAAATGTCACCGTATCCGGGTACAGAACCTAAGGTCTTGTCAATCATTGCTTCGGTTCCAGCCTTAGCAACGTTTCCACCTTTGGCTAAGTTCATGCCAAACTTAAGGTATGGCGAGAACTTGTTGTACTGAGCCATAAACTTGTTGTAGTCACCTAGCCAATTCATGCCATTATTATTTGCCATATCTTCACCTACGATGCGCTAATGCACTGCCACCCGTTATTTGTACCGTCCCACACAGAAGCAAATGCACAGGACTGATGTTGCGCTGTCAGTGTTCCTAGTGCCGCTGGTTTCCACAATGTGTCACCAGTATTAACCGCTATGGTGACCGCATTTGCACCTGAATCAACCTTTGCAATATATACAATCTTGCCTAAGACAGATTGTGCATAGGGCAGTGTAACCGTTATTGCACCCGATGTACAGTCACACCTAACCACTGATGGAGCAGAGTCAATTGTTGTACTTGCTGTAATGTTGATTACATTGAGGTCCGAATAGTTATATGGGTTAGCCTTGTTATAAGTGCTGTAATCATATTCGACTATCAGTTCAGATGCTCCAGATGAATTACCAGTACGTTTTGGGTCAAGTGGCTCAAACGTTGGAGCAGGTAAAGATGGAAATGCCGGCATTATCTGTGCCTCGTTATTCCGGATTCGACCATATGCAAGTGTGCGCCGTATATCCTAAATGGATAGAACGCTTCACTTCCGTACAGGATAACTTGCCAGTTAATATCTTTTAGGTAGGTCGGGATTCCTCGTAATGCACGTGCCGTATTGCCTCTAAAGGTATATAGTTTGACATCAAACATTGCGCTGTCAGAAGCCATTATCTGATTTGCTCCATCACGCATTACGTTTGCTCCAACCAACTGCCATTGAATTAATGAGCCACCAGTATCGGTGTCAATATGCAAGTCTAGTTGATGCGGTCGATTACGTGAGTAATATGAAACACCTTCGGAATACGTTTGACCATAAAGACGTGAGTTGTAAATCCAATTTATTGGAACTGCTGGTCTAAATGAAAACACCGTTGTGTCGGTCAATGTTATTGCTGTACCACCACCAACAGGTCTCATTTGGAAGTAGTTTCCACCACTTACACTTAGCGTGATTGTCCACGTCGTATTGGTTGCAAACTGCGTGTTACCAGATGTGATAATAATTGTTGCACCGTCATATGGAAGTAACGCTGTCCAGTCAGATGACGTAATGTTTACTCGACTTAATGATGTATTTATGCTTACGGGCGTTAACTCAAACGGTGAATCAAAGTAATCTTGATATCGATATATCTGCCCGTTAGCAGCACCAATATATAGACTTTCAGTGTCTGTACTTGATGGAATACTACAGGCTCCTGTAATATCTCCGCCTGTGCCAATGATATTAGGTATGGATACCGTTGACCACGCTTGTATACGAGTATCAAACACGTATGCTGTACGTGCGCCAGTTGCCCCTGTGAAACTACCGTAGGTAGCACTAGGACCAAACAGCCATACACGTTTGTCATGCATCGCCATTAACGTATTTTTATAGTCTGCTAATGAGATTGATTGATTGGTTCCGCCCGTTGTTGTTGCAGTCACTTTATATGGTTTATACGACAATAAACCATCCAGTTGGATTGCTACGGGAATGACCTTTGTACCTGCAAACTGAACAAGCCCAGTAAGATTAAGCCACCACGGTTGACCTAGCACTGTTCCCGTTGCACGTTTAGCAATACATCCGATACCCGGCTCAGCAAGAAATCCTTGAATATTCCAGTTTGATGGGTCAAATCCAGTGACAGGATATACAGTGTTTTCTCTAAAGACAAGCATAACCGCTGACGTGCTGTTGTTACGGTTCATCATGTCACCGTGGTACGGCAAGAACCCAGTGATATGTTCGGTGTCGTAAGGTGATGACACATCAAAGGATGCACCCTTGATTGTTACCTTTGGGTCTGTCAACAGTGGTACGTGCGTCGTGTTGATTGTGTACTCGTTGTCAATATTGTGGAACCACGAGACCCACACAGTATTTTTGTTGCCAACCCATAAACGTGACTGATGGACTACACAGGTGGTTGCACCTGTTGGAAACATATCCTGACCCAGTTCGTATACGTCACCCTGCGAACCCTTTGGACCATCATCCAATACGTCCATTTCAGGAACGTTATCAATTAATGTGTACTTGCCATCAGTCGTGTTTTTAATAGATAGGTTTGAGCCGTAGACAGTTGTCATGCCAACAGGCACAGACCCAATACATCTAAATAAACCATCAGGAAATGATGTACTTCGTCGATAAATAATAAAGTGCGTGTACGCCTGATTACCGGGGACGATGTTTTCACCGTTTGGGTTCAACACAATCTGATTACTACTTAGTGCTTCTGTTGCAGTAAATTCTTTGGTAATTCTTGTTGGTTCACTTTCGAACCCATATGCATACACGTTTGCTACGTTTGTAATTGTGTGTACACCGGAGCCAGCAGTAGCAAACTGTATATTAACAGTCCCACCAAACGAGTCAGTTACTTTAAGTATTGCATTGCTTGCGAACGTAACGTAATACGTCTTACCTGCCTGTAATGATGCCGGCAACGCACCTGTAGTATTAAACTGAACTGCCGAACCAACTGGGAACGTATTGCTTCCAGTGAATGTGCCTGTTATAAATTCAGTACCAGCACTAAACCCAACAGTAAGATTGACCCCACTTGTTGTTGGTATAAACGGAGGCATTACGCCATCTTTTGGATACCACAGTGTATATCTATAAGCGTATTTGCTTCCTGCCGTTAGGTTTCCATTTGAAACAATGTCACCAATGGAACAGATAACATCACCAGAGTTAATGTCCTCAATGTCCGTTTCAAACCGTAAATAAACCTGTCGAATGCTATCAAGTCGAGTTTTACCGAGTCCTCTCAGACTCCACGTCATGTAACCATTCTCTAGGTCATAGTTACCAAATCCAGCCCATTCAATGTAATCGTAGGAATCAGTGGTTGAGTTTCTCTCTTGTATCCCCAAACGAATCTGAGGCACGTTTGATTGCAACTTCTCTGGAAACACCATCTTAATGCTAATGGTGTCGTACTTTGACCAGTCGTTGTTGTAAGAAACCATTGCGTAATGTGTGCCAGTACCAGTACCTGTAGCACTCGGTATGCCTGTGCCATTTTCTGTGTCTTTTAAAATAAACTGATTACCAGACACAAGCGAGGACACAAAGTATGTTGTGTCAGGCGAAAATCCAGTTGCCAATGTTCCGGATGAAAACAGCCTAACTTGTGTGTTGGTGGCATACGCAAGATTATTGGTTACATCCGTAATTGTTGATGAACCGTTTGCAAACGTAATAACGTCCTGCTTGCCTAGCGAAAACTTTAAGCAACAGCCTTTGATGTAACCAGCATAAGGCAATGATGTCAGATTAGTATTATTCTGAATCGCTCGTATCTTAAGGTTATTACTCAAGTCTAATAGGTCAGTTGTGTCAGTTCCTAAACGAGGACTAATTGCATATAGGCTAGTTCCTGTGACGTAAATACCTTTATCTGAACCTTGCTGAGCATTGATGTTCTTTATCTGTATTCGTATTTTGGCAATAATGTTAGCGTAGACTCTAAAGTCCGCAATCACCGTAAACTTGACCCAGTCGGAGTTTTTCTTTGCAATTGGAGGTGCAATAATTTGACTTACATATGCACCACTAATAGCCACTCCGGTCGCATCACTTGCCTGTATATCCACAAGGATTGACTGACCTGTTTTGCTATTTTGGTCATCTAGGTTTAATGCATAAAGCGAAAATGCATACAATGATGTTGGTTGTATACATATCCAGAAGACCTTACCGGCTGACGTAAACGTCATTGCCGCACCACTAGGACTTGCTGTTGATACAGTAAACGTTTTGTTTGTTGGCGTTGTAAGAACCCACGCTTCTGTAGGGAGGGTAGCAACACCAGCGGTTCCAGTAACAAACCTAATCATCTGCCCAACGGTTAACCCGTGTGGGTTAGTAGTTGTAATGAGTGTTGTTGCGGTTTGCGAACCCTCAAAATATGTAGCACTTTGTCGTTGGTCTACAAAGTTAATCTGCTCACGAGGTAGGTCGTAGGCTCCACCACTCGTTGCAATGTCTTGATAGACACCATCGGTTGGTCCATCAATCTGTATAAACTGCCACGTCGCTCCATTGGCAATTGATGTTGTTGTGATTGTATTTGTATTGTTGGTTAGGTACCAGTTTTTGGTAGGAATAAAACCATTACTTTGAACAACCACACTTGCACCTGAAATGTAAGCCCACCCACTCGTGGACGTTGGGGCTGCTGGCAAGCCTCCTGTAAAGTTAGGGCTTATTAGTAAGTTATTTGAACCACGCAATGGACCGGTATCAGCCAATAACTTTGGACCAACAGATTCATCAATAAAGTAATTCTGCTTGACTGGTGGCAATGCCCACTGTGAAAAGTAATTAGGTCGCAATAATGGACTAGTGTTTGGATAACCAGTAATGGTAGGCAAAACTTCTGCCATCCAAACAAGTTGATATGTTCCAGTTGCAGACGCAAAAGCAACACGGGAACCGGTTAATGTCGAGGATAATTTGAATGTACTTGTTGACGTGCCTGACACATAATCACGTGTGTAGTAGGTGACTGATGGAGACACCGTTACTGGCAATGAGCCACTAACAAGGCGAATACGAATAGGGGACCCATTCTCTACAAAGTATGTGTTGTAAGGGGATGCAAGATTGACTGCAAGTTCACCGCCGATGCTTGTAAATGTCACAGGCATAAACTGTGCAGTGTTGACCCTAAACATAGGCATCGTAGATTGCGAGCCATCTGACTTAAGACCCGGTACACCATAAATGTACTTACCGAATGTAGTCAAACGTACGTTAGGACTATACAAGCCATACGTTGCACTAAAGTTTGTGCTAAGGGCTACTTGTACTTTGGAGATTGTGTTGAATGCGTACAGTTCACCGCCTTGCGTAAAGATAAAGTGTCCGGGATTTGTTCCTTGTCCTTTGACGGGAGTCATCTCGTATATGCCAGCGGATGTTGATGGCGTTTGTATATACGAATAGGGTAACTGCCCGTGAAAACCATTACGCAACACCAGTGAACCGCCATCGACAATCAGACCGTCAATTGTTTCGGCAAAACCGTTCTCAAGTTTGTTTGGGTCGGTATAGGTGTCAATGCCTCGGAATGACTTATCGCCAACGACAAACGGCTGAACGCCACCCTGTATCTGCCTAGTTGTGTCAGCCATTGCAGTTCCTTCTACCCCACTGGTTTGTCAGTGTTTGTTCGTTTGTGAATTGACTTGTCAAAGTTTGCTCTTTAGTAAACTGATTTGTCAACGTTGCATCATGAGTATACGTCGGACACGTACACAGGACAGGCTCAGGTGGCAATGGACCAGTAGACGGGTTAGATATGCCACCTACCCATCTGTAAAATGCCGACCTGTATCCGGCTGCCATTAGACTGGGTCAATCCCCGTTACCGGTATTGCAGCAGCATCGGACGATACGCTTGCCGTCCACGCATCATTTGTGTCGTTTTCTGTTTTTACAGTTAACAACGAGCCAGATATAGAGGACTTATTACGCAATGCTCGTAGCGCAGAACGTACCGTACGCTCATTCACTGTTCCGGCATTTGTACCACTACCAATATCTCTAGCAAGCAAAGTATCGGCAATAGCAATGCGTTCATTAACATCAAGAGCAGTAAGTGTGGCGGTAATAGTAGTACCACCAACTCCAGTAAGAGCATTTTTTAAAGCCGTTGCCGCCGTTTGGTCATTGGCAATTCTGTGGATATCAACATCAATGCCGTTAGTGCCCGATACTGAATACATTGTTACATCGCCGTTTTTAGTCTGTGCATCACTTCTAAGAATAGCCTTAGCAAACGTAGCCGTTGTGTTAGACGATGTCGCATCGTAATCGTGAACAAGTGCCAACCACACATCGGTTGCAATTGACCCAGCAACTATACGTGCATTAGACGGAGTTGCATCTCCGCTCATACGTATCGTAATAGCACTGTTTGCTATAGATGAACTTGAAATACCATTAGCAGCAATTGAACCAACGGACCCTGACACGTTACCTGTTACTGAGCCAACTGAACCCGTAGTGCTGAACGTCTGAGATGCAGATAATGAATACGAACTCTTGTCGTTGTTAGTAGTTACTGTGACTCCAGTTGTTACACTATTAACAGAACCTGTGACGTTTCCATTGACTCCACCAACAGTGCCTGTAAGGTTACCAGTAAGACTTGAAATAGACCCAGTAGAAGACAGTCTTGTTGACACCTGTGCATCAAGGTTAGTCAATCCTAGTGATGTGGCATTATTAGGGTCAAATGCTACAAGTTGATATTCCATTGTTACTGGTGCCATACCGGTCCCAGTAATCATAACTACACACGTTGTGGCACCAGCAGCAAATGCACCAACAGGAACAGTAAGGTGATATACGCCGGGCATATTAGCACTGCTAACTTCTGTAAAAGCAGGTGAGGCTATAGACGTAGCAGTAGGCGTAGTGTCATTACGGCAATAAAAGGCTGCCATTGTGCCTGATGCACCGGTCTTACCAGCACCTGTTGTTGATGCAGAATCAAGGGCAAAGAACAGTTCTTTACGTGCTGCTGAACCTAACAGTACTTGTACCTTTGCCATACTAGCCTCTCATTCCGCCAGACATACCGGGATGCACAATCATTCCACCACCGCCACCACCACCGCTTGCCGTTGTAATATCACTAAACTGCACTTTAGCAACAGGAGCCGTAAACACAGGGTCTGTTCCCCAAAATGTAGTTTCTGTCCACGCACCAGATGTTGCACCCCTGCGTACAAAACTCACATTACTTAAACATCCATATGGGGATTCCCACGCTGTGCGTGTATTTGCATCAAGGTCAACAACATTGAATCCAATATTAGCACCGTTAGATGCCTCGACAAGAAACACGTAGTTTACACCCGGAGTCAATGTTGCAAGCGTATCAGTAAACGTAAACTGTATAGGGTTTGTAAGTTGTGTAGTTTTGTAATGCGCCGCATCTACACCAGTTGAACCAGACTGCAATGTAGTATTAGTAGAGTCATTAATGATTCGGCATATAAGTGGACCAGTACCAAATCCAAACTTAAATCCTTGAAACCATACATCACTTATTTTTGCTGATGTTATTGTAGAAGGAAGATTAAATCTAAACCCACACTGTGTTGTTCCTCCGACTGCCCCCTGTTCCACAAATGTTGGAGCAGTTAACACAGAAGGAAATCCATACCACGCAGATGCTGTGCCAATACCATAACAAGGAACACCACTGCTTGACTGTGGGTTAGTTGCGGCGTTAATTGAATACCACGTTTGTGACCCAGTAAATGGCAATCCCGACATCGACGCACGAACAGTAAGTGTATTACCTGCACCCCACGCAGCGTTAGGTTCCATTACTAGTGCGTATCGCTGACCTCTTACAACACTTTGGCTAAGTCCTGTAAGGATATTCATTCCACTTACAGTGCCAGAACTCAATACTTCCAATGTACTTGCATCAACGGTTGTTGAGTTGGTGAATGTACCATCAGCGTCACCACCACGACCTAACGTATTAGCAACATCAACGACACCTTGAAAACCATACTTAAGTAACTGCCCAGCAATTGTTGTATTGGCAGTTACACACAAGGCTATACGTGTAATAGTGCCAGTAATAGGTGAAGTGAATATCATCTTTTGCCTAGACGTTACGGCGTTACCAATTGACCTTGTAACAATGGTGACAGATGTATCCGCAAAGTCTATCCACGTCGGTGATGTGACTGTAAGCGTTGCCATTAGACAACCCTCATAATGTTGCCATTAGGCTCTGCTGGGTCATAAATAATTTGTTTGCCAACGAGGGCATCGCCATAAACATCTATGAGTGCCTGAAACATTGAGTCCCAAGGTGACCCAAACGTGAACGGTAATTTAACTGTCATGTCACCGTTCCATTCAAATGTAGTATTCTCACCTGTCTGCAAGACGTACATAGGCACTTCCGGCGTTAACAATGTATTGTTCGCCGGAATTACATATTTACTACAAGCAAGGACGTTGACTACTTGTTGCATTACTCTTCAGACTTCTTTACTTCCTGCACAGCAGAGGTAAGACTGTTAGCAGGCATGACGGCATCAGGGCGAGTGAAGAACGCCACAATGGCTCCGAGGGCGGAAGCCGATGCAATACTGAATCCTTTGACGGCTTGTATCTTCATCACTTGCATCAACTGGTCAAACGAAACAGCATTGGTGTTTTGTACAGCAGTTGCAATATAGGTAGCAAACGTACCACTAAACGCTATGAACGCCACTACGCACAATCGGCTTAGAGAAACAGTTTGAATGCTTATCACTTAGTCTTTTCCTCCATCACACGCAGTCGCTCTTTTATGTTTTGCATCTCTCGGTCAAGGCGCACTATTTCTGTACGCAAGTCCTGTATGTTAGTCCTCAGGTCATTGTGTTGAGATGTTGTTTGATTAATCAAGTTCTGTAACATAATTTCAATTCTATCTACACGTCGCACAAACATAAAGGACGATGAGATTAAAGAGACAACTGTACTAAGAACAACACCTATCAATACTACAATGATTTCTTTGAGATACATTACTGCTGACCGCCTGTCACTGGTGGAATAGCAAAAGGCGAACCGGGCATTTTTAACCAATGGTCCATACCAGCCCACAGTCGCATTCTTGCTTCGTTATACCAATTTCCCCAGAATGCACGTTGAGCAACAGAAGGGTCATCGGTATTTTTAAGGGCTAACTTATAAGCAGCGTAAGAAGCCCACATCTTTAATTGAACATCATCACCAATGATAGTTACATCAGCGTCGTCATCTAAACTTACTAGGTCAGCAATCCTGCCACAACCATAAATTGTAAAACTTGTACTGCTTGATGGTGCTGGATAAACCCTAATACTGTTTTGCCCATTGCGGTACCAATACTTTGGTGTCCCTGTAGCATCTGCTTCAAACGTTGGTGAATAAGCACGTAGCGTAGGTTCAGAACAATGGACTAAACTAGTTGACCCTGCAACTACTGTAAGTGGAAACCATAACACAGTAGCATCATTACTAATGGTGTCTGGTGGCGTAGGAGTCGGCGTTGGGACGTATGTGCCATCAACAGATAAATCATGCAAGTTAATAATTGGACTGGTTTGAGTGATAGTGGCTTTTGCAGGAACATAGATGCACGTTTTGCACGTTTCTGCAATTGCTTCATTCAAATAATCAGTTATTGTTGTGGCTGTAGTAGTATCAACTGCACCTGCTCCATCACCGAGTTCTCCGAGTGACGAGTCTAACGATTCATTGAGCAGTCGCAACGTTTCTCTGTATAGTTTGAGTGCTGTAGCCATTAAACTGTCCTTCGAGCGTAAGTAGCAGCCCAGCCTTCCACCATACCTAAACGGTCAAGGTATTCGGCTTTGTACATCGCAAGCACGTTAGCGTCCATCATTTGCATTGCTCGTGCGGCAAGTACTCCGTAAACAAGGCAGTCGTGGGCGACGTTAGGTAGCGGACACTCTTGAGTATCATCAAGAGCCACGGCATTTCCATTGACATCATATTGCCAAATACTTCCCGGCTGACAATATCCTTCAAGCATAATGCCGTTTGTAACGGCATCAGTTGGAGTTGGGAAAAAACCAATCTTATTCATCCCATAAAGGATTGCTGTATCTAATACAGTTTGTTGCGTATCTTCACGAATACGGTCTACTTTACGATTAGCAAAGTTCATTAACAGCATACGTCTATAAACGTTCTGCGTTGTATCTAGTAGGAATACTCCCCTAATGTGATAGACATCAGGGGAGCAGTATTCTGACTGTCCGGCTGTCAAGTCAAGATACCTGCGCCCAAAAAGACAGTCCGTTTTGCGGGCTATCTCATTAGCCGTTTCAATAATCAGGTATTCAAGACCAAAAGGGTCAAGGTCCTGTTTGCTTCCAAAGTGATGCAAACCAACCATACGAACCTTTTGTTTGATATCAGCCAGTGTCATATTAGTTCACCAGTGAGTTGTCACGTCCGGTGCTGAGGTCAGCAAACAGGAAGTTGACGTATCCTACCTGTGCATACGCTGTATTAGCATTGCTTACAGCAACACGCATCCACGGGCGAATGGTTTTGTCCACTTGCACGTTCAACAGTTTAGCATTACGAGAAACTGCAAGCACAGCGTTAGTAGCACTCGTAATAGTAGCAGTAGTACCGTTGATTGTTGCAGAAACCGTAAAGGTAGTTGCCGATGGAACGCTGTTGACATAGTACGGTTGGTCAACCGCAGGTGTTGGAGTACCAGCAGCACTACCACTGAAGATATGAACAACGTCACCAACTTCAAGACCGTGTGGCGCAGCAGTTGAACCGGCAAGAGCCGTAACACACTGTAATACGTTACTGGTAACTGTGTTAGAAAGATAGATGTATGGCTCAGCAGCAATATTTGTTGCAAAACCAGCACCCGCTGTCAACGCAGAGGTAACAGTAATTGGTGTGCCATTGAACGTTGCACTCAACTGAATTGGTCCACCATAAGTAGATGGAGGCAATACAAAGTATGGTGTATTTGCAGCCAAACCAGTACCACCGGTAATTGCGGTAAACACAAGCATCTGACCAGCAGATGGAGTGGCATCCAACGTCACCAAACTAGTGTTGATAGCAGCCGTTGCAACAGTAAATGGAACTACGTTCGAGAACGTACCTACATATACAATTACATCTGTAGTCGTTGTCAAACCTGACAGTGCAGTTCCATTAACGGTATACAAAATGCTTGATGGTCCAACAAGGTATTGAACACCAGCAGTAAGGTTACCAGCCGTTGCAACCGGCATTACCGTCTGTCCCTGTGAAATCGAACCGTTCTTGACGGTAAATCCACCAGTAGCAGTCGAGATAGTAAGACAAGCAGTTGTAACGTTAGGCGCACAGTTACCAATGTTACTGACCTGCAACCAATCTGGGTCACCACCAACAGGTGCTGTCGGGCTTGTTACACCAGCACCCTGTACAGCAATCTGACAAGGAGCAGGTCCAAACATACCCGCTACAGCAACCGATGCACGTAAATAGTAGTTGCCTTCTGATGTGCTACTGTTGAGTGGCGCATCATTAACAATCGTACTAACAACGGATGGGTTTGTCAGGATAGATACATCTGCCAGTTGGTCTCGGAATCGAGCAACGTTAAGCGCATCGGAATAACCGGAAAAACAGGTGTTAGCAGTTGTATTGACTTTGATAGAACCAGAACGTCCACCAAATGTCAAAACCTGCGACAATGCATATGTTGCCATAGCAATTGCGCCACTACCAGTCGTAATCGTAATTGGTGTTCCGTTGAACGACTCAGAAATACCAAAAGATGTTCCTGATGCGTTGACAACATAGTACGGTTTGTTGGCAGCAATACCACCACCGGCTGCTGTACCAATTGCCGCAAAGGTGACAACTGTACCGTTTACAGGTGCTGCTGCCGGAGTTGTCGCTGTGTGTGCGGTGCCGATATTCAGGGTTACTGAAGACCACGCATTGTACACAGTCGAGAAGGTAAATTTTAGAGCATTATCTCTCGCCATATGATTCTCCAAAGGGGCTACCTATCGATAGCCCCTTCTTTTTCTTAGTAGAGTGCAGCCGAATCACGACCCATTGTCAGCCAGACTTGGTCCAGCCAAACACCCGTGTTGAGAGGAATCTGCGTAGTACTTCCCGTAGGAACAGCACGTACAACCAGACGTACCCAAGGTTTAGGGTTAGGTGTAATTGGGATTGCAAGAACACGTCGTGGGCTTCCAACATCATAGATGTTTGACGTACCGGAGATAGCGGTATCAGCAATACCACTACCCGGTGTACGGGAAAGCCAGAATGTAGAGGAGTTAGGAACACTTACTACAAACAATGGCTGCCCAACAGAGATGTTAGTACCTGCAACACGAGGAATCAGTACGTCACCAACGTTCAATGCATGACCTGCCAATGAGACAACGCCGTTTGCAATTACAAATGTCTTTGTAACGTTTCCTTGAAGGTTAGTGATTGGCACTGCACCACTGATTGCAGTCCAGTCTGTACCTGCCGTACCCGTTCCACTATCAGATGCGCCCTGTACTAACACTTCCCACTGTGCAGTGGAAACGTGAGGACCAAATGGAGCAAAAAGGATATGGCAATATCTTTCATTACCATTAGTGTTTCCATACAGTGCTGGGTCATTGGAGATAGCAGAAGTTTCACCGCTAACAATCAATGATTGGTCACCGTTAGTATCTCGGAATCCACCACGGTTAATAGTAGTCGAAAAACCTTGATACCAAATACCAGCAGCACCAATGGTTGTCATTGAAATGGCTGCACCGGTTGCTGATACGGACGCACTCAAACCATAGTTCTGTACTGCCATCTGGTTAGTGGCAGTTGCCCACGTTGCCTGTAGGAAACGCAGGACTTGCTTATTATCTCTTGCCATTAGGTTTGTTCCTTTCTATTACGACTGGACACGAACCTTCAAGCGACCGATAGCACGAACGTGTGGGACCCAAAGTCCAACACCCCAGTCAAAGACAACATTGTGCATGATGCCATTCTCTTTGGAAAGTCCGAGGTAGGTCGGCTTAAATGGTCCAGACTGCCATCCCTGTACATATCCAGTACCGTAACGAACGGCGTAGATATGGGAACACTTGCCAGCGTCACCAGCAATACCATTGTTCAAAGTATCTTGAATGATGTGCGTAGTACCATCTGACTTACGACCAACAGTACGAATGGTTGCATTCTTGTACTTCTCAACAGGACGTGCGTAGGAATCCTGCGTGATATCAAAACCAGCACCGATACCCATTACACGAATATTGAGTTCAATACGGCGTTTAGTGGCTTCGTTCATATACAGGACAACACCATCTCCATCTGGGGAGTTCATATTGTCAAGCAGTTCCTGCACCTTGTAGATGAAGTTATTTGCCTTTGAGGATGTGGCTGAATAAAGGTCCGCAAAAGCCGAGTCGATTGCGATATCCATTTCAGAAGGTATATCGTAGTCAGCAGGGTTGTTCATGCGATAAGCAAGACCGGGGAAACAGTCTGCCGAGTTACCAGCAACAACAGAGGATGGGTCGTTGTTGATGAACTTATCATTAAAGTCGTAAGCAAAACCTTCAAGGAAGATGTTTACCTGTGCTTCAATTGGGTCAATGATATTCGTTGGCTGGTCAAGCAGAACGTGGTCTACAAGAATCTTGTTGCGAACGAGGTACATCGACTCTTCGTAGGACTTTGGTTTACCCTTGACGGCTACTGGCTCAGAGTTAACGCCAGTCCAGTTAGGAGCAGGAATTCCCTGATTGAGGTAGCGCATACCAACCTGCTTAAGCGATGGGCTGGTAAAGAGAGGTACGTCCTTAAGAGCGTTCCACGTTTGGTGGAGGGATTTAGTAATTTCTTTGACGAGAGGGTCATTCGACAGGGAGGCGTGGTCCGCCAGCGTCAATGCACCATTAAAATCAATAGCCATCTATCTAGCCTTTCATTGGTCTAAAAGGCTAGATAGTTTCTGCCCCTTAGACCGAGTTTCGGTTTCTTCCAATGCCCATCAGTGCGGATAGACTCATCCGTCCGCCTTGCGGCATATTTCCGTTTACCACTGGTTGCGCTGAATTACCTCGACCAGTAGGCATTGGAGTATTACGTCCTTGCGCTACCTGCTTAGTAACATCTGACTGGATAGACTTTCGGAGATTCGCAATCTGTTCGTGAGTAATCTTGACTGCTTCTTGAGGCGGGACCCCACGATTAATCAAAGTCTCAACCATCGCAGGTGCTTGCTGTGCCAGTGGATACTGGTTTACTGCTTGCTGACGCTCTTGTTGAATCATGTACTGACTAACTTGAGCCATCGCCTGCTGATATCTGAATCTCTCTAGTTCAGCCTCCAACTGAAGATTTGCGGTTTGCGGGTCAATCAGTTCTTGCTGTTCCAGTTCACGATAACGATTTCGGATGGATTCTTCCTGCATTGCTGCTTCACGTTGAGCAGCAGCCTTTTTGAGGTCCGCTGCCGAGTTAAAGCCTTGTTGTCGGAACTCCTGAATGATGTCATTCCATTGGTCCAACTCTTGCCTTGCAGAACGTGCCTGTTCATTTACTTCCCTAAAACGGTCGTAAGGAATAGGTCCTCGCTCGTTATCCTGCGTATCAGTGATGTGAGACTGGTCTTCCGACCAATCGTATGCGGAGTCATCCGCTAGGACATCAGCACCTTCGTTTACGCCCGTCGTGCTAAAGGTATCGTAACCGGCGGCATCACGAACCTCGTCCAAAATGGCATTACCAATGCCGTAACCGTCTGACGCACCCGCTGATGAATCGGGCGTAGGTATCATCGTCTCGTCTGACAAAATGGTTATACTCCTAATTGTTACTTGTTGCCAATAGTTGGCTTCTGTTGAGGCAGAACTTCGCTACGCAATTTTTCTTTGGATACCTCAGCAATACCCTTTGCGGCTTCGTTGTCCTGCTGAAGACGTGAGTGTTCTCGCATCTTCTCGATGTCGGCTTGCAGTTTAACCTGCGTTGCCGCTTGATTCTTTTGGATATCAAGTTGTGCTTTCATCTGTTCTGCTTCAGGGTCAAACTTGTTAGCAGATTGTGCCTGAGCAGCAGCCTGCTCTTGCGCCATCTGTTGTGCCATTTGCGCCTGCATCGCCATATGTTGTTCCTGTACGTCAAGATGGTCAAGAATCTTAGACGTGTCAGGCAGGTCAAGCATACTGATGACAAGTCGGTTTGTAGCCGGGTCTGATGGGTCTCCAAACAATCCCATCTGACGGAGGGCAATTACTTTCTGTAGTTTCTGGTCAGGGCTATCTTCCATTGTTGACCCCGGCACATACACAATACGGAACTGTCCGCCATCTCGTATGTTCTCAAAGGTCACTACACCCTGCTCAAGGTTTTCCTTAGGATTGTTCTGTTCGTCTACGTTACCAATGAACGGAGCAACGCCAAACTGGTCAACAAGAGCAATCTCCCATTCTTTAATCTTAGCGGCACTCTCTTCAATGTCCGCTCTGATAAACGAATGCTGAGTATTATCCGCTCGTTGTAATAATGTTACGGCTTCGGCTGGCGTACCGGCTGGTGCTTGCCCTTGAGACACGTCATGCAGACCAGCAATGTCCATCATGTCCTTCTCAAGGTATTGCAGTAACGGGAACAAGTCACCGCCTACACCGGGTGTGCGATACACCTGTGGCGGATGCGACCCTCGGTTGTAATAGATTTTGCGGTACGTGCGGTTCTCATCTTTGATGTCATCGCCAGTTTGGTCAAACGCATCTGCTCCAACTGAACTGAGACGCTCAGTCATCACGTAGTCTTTTTGCATCTCAAACTGCTCAAGCATACGTGAGTACAGTCGATTATATGTTTGTTGCAGTGGACAGAGGTCAAAGCCTAACGAGTGTCCGTATGGAACGCCGCTACGTGGTTGCCAACGTAGTGGTATGAACGGAAACTCGTCTTTCTTTTTATACAACCACGGTCCAGCATGAAGCAGGACGCTGTTAGTACTAACAATAAAACGTCCATCAGGATACTGTTGCGTCGGTTTTTCCCAGTACTCGTATACGATGGCTGCTTTCTTTCGGGCATCAACTTGTGCCAGTCTTGCAGTAGACGGCGGAACCCATCCGTTTCCACTTCCATTACCTCCTTCTAGATAAGCATCTACATAGGAAGCATTGGAACCTTGAAGCGCATCAGGCATGACTAACTTGCCTTGCTCGCCCCAGTTGTCCACAAACCAACTGAGTGGCTTAGCAGATGCGTGAATCAGCCAGCGTACATCGTCATCACGCTTAGCCGTTGGGTCTAGGAAGATATCAAAACAGGGCAAAATCTCTTCACGAATATCACCAATAGGAAGACGCTCATACCCTGTAATAGACCCATCATCAGGACTGAACGTTGGCATAATCTGTTCACCACGAGCGTCCCAATAAATCTTTAGATAGGACGTACCTGTTACACACGCCCAACGCACACGTTCTTTCAACTGTGTCGTACGACCAAACTTACGGTTGTAATGTCCACAGATAGAGTTGGCTTCATCAGCGGCTAGGCGGTCTTTTTCATTCTCCGATAGGGGAACTGCTCTGGCATCCGGACCAACCTGTGTCAACTTACCGACTACACCGTCAATCAACGGTCTCATCTTGTTTACGGTGATGTATCGGTTAGGTTCGTTAGGATTCTGCAACTGAACAAGGTTACGTGTCTGCGACGATATACGGAACCACTGCCTGCCTTCAAAGAAAGCGTTAGCCATTGACCATTCAAGTTCCATTTCCATACGGGAACGGTGCGCCAATGTAAACTGCTCACGCACGTAATCGACAATGCGTTTTGCTTCTTGTGGTTGCGTCTTAGGCTCTACCTTCCACTCGTTTTTGTTGTGGTCAAGCCCTAAGTCTTTTTCATTCCGTACATCAAGGTTGCCTGCTTTGGCTGCACCCTGCACTCCATCTTCAAGCCGTTGTTCATACGCCATAACCTTAGGTTGTGGTTGCAGACGTGACGCAATAGCGTTAGCAATACTCGGCATACCCGGCAAACCCATCATAGGGTTCATGCCGTTAGGCTGCTTTCTATTTAGTGGTCTTAGCATCAGATGTAGTTATCCTTGATTATGCGTCGTTCTTCTACGGACTTATTCCGACGAATGCAGTGTAATTCATACACAGTCATACCACAACAAACGGCAATGACTGTCAATATCGTGAGACCGTATATAGCAATAATCGTCAGAGCCACTTCTTATCCTCCGGGTCTTGTTGCCAGATTGGCTTCCATATCTTAGGTTTTTCAGTCTCCGGACAGGACACCGGATACTCTCGCCACATTAGCCCATACCTAAACGAGTCCAAAGCGTGGTCTAACTTTGTACCGCCATCGAGGTCTTCAGGGTCTTTGGGGTCTGCCATTGCGTTAGTCAACTCTTTGATAAGGTTGGGACACGCATTGCGTACAATCTGTATCCTAGGCATAGGTCGGCGAGTATCACCAAACGTTTCCATACGAGTTGAGTCAAACCATTCCTGCACTCTACGCCACCCTGCTTTACGGTCCTTGACAGCACGTACCGCAGGTAGATTACGCCTCCACCATATCTCTACTGGATACTCACCAATGCGTTGTTCCGGATTCTCAGGCGGAAATGTGTTAGCCCAGTCAAAAGCAATAGCCTCAAGTTTTGTGTTCCACTTGCCGTCTCTAAATCGTTTGTCAGCAGGCTCACCTAGTTTATGTTTCTCCATAAGGAGACACGCTTTTTCGGCTTGCGACGATGACACATGACCAGCCTCGTAAAACTCTCCTATGACGTAAACGTTCTCTTTATCGTCACTGCAATAGAGTAGAAACGCACAAGGACTGTTCGTACCAAAGTCGTGACTAGCCCAGAAACGCCACCACGGCTCCGGAGTAACTGAGTCAATGACGTGCCAAGGTTCACCATTAGGACCCCACTCACGAAACTGAGGAAAAAACCTACCACCAACACCAACTTCATGTTGACACTCTCTCAGAAACGCAACAAGTCCGTAGTCATCAATTTCCCGTTGACACACCTCTACAGACTTATGTGCCCACGTAGCCGTACCACCTACAATCTGATAACCCATACGTCCGTTTTCACGTTCTATGGGTTTGTACTCTAAATCTTGTATGGCAGGAACGATAGGTGACTGAATACGGTTTTGCAACATATCCAACTCACCGCTAAGCACCTGACTCATAACCGAGTTTGAGTGGATTCTGTTCTGCACAAACACAATCGCACAATCCGTTGACTTAGCCGGAAGGATAGTCTGTGTAATCGTACTAATCTTTTTCTCGACTCTATTGACGCTATCGTTTAGTTCATCAATGTCATCAAGGATAATGATGTCAGGACGAATATGGTCTAACTTGACACCACGTGCGCCGGTGTCCAACCCAAACGCAAGCACATTGAATCCGTTGGCTGTACGCAACTTCTGTGCATTCCAACCTTTTGAATACCCGTACTTGTTCAACGCTCGTTCTACGCCACATCGCTCCATCGTTGTTGCAATGTCATTGACGTGACGGTTAGCAGCATCCTGCGTTGCACACACATACAGCAAAAACCGACGAGACCCCTTGACGGCTAAACGTGTTGAGATAAGTTCCATTGTGGTTGACTTACCTCCACCTCGAAACCAGCACTCAATCAACGCAGGTGGCGGGTTTCCGTAAGTAATACTTTCTGCCCATTCCCACGCACGTATATGGTGTTCTCCTAACGGAGATGACGCTGCGTGTGGCGCATAAGTCTTGAGCCACCTATCGTATGGCAACTCGTTACCAGATATTGGTGTAGCCTGACCTGTGTCAAAGTCACCTCCATCTATCATTTCATCAAAACGTTCTGTCATTGCTTCAAGCAATGCGGCGGACAGCGGCTTATCCGGACGTATGAACTTCTTCAACGCCTTTGGTGTAATGCGGGTGTTTACGTTACTCTTCGCCGACAATTTCTGCGTCCATTATTTCGTCAATGTTTTCATACGTTTTAAGCAGTTTACCGATACCTGCCTTGATAGCCGACAGTTCATCAGCGTTGCGAACGTTTGTACGTACAATGTCCACTACTTGCATAACAAGTGAAAACGCTTGGTCAACCTCCAACGTATATGCCTTAGCATGAAGTAAGCGTTGCTCAGCCTCAACAATTTCTGTTCTCTTTTCAATAAGTTCTATAACGTCTTTACTTGCCTGATATTCGTCAAGCACATCATCTAATGCCCGACCGATAGCCACAAACAAGTCTTCAAACTCTTCCTTGCCATATGCAGCATCTGCCTGTGAATACAACGTCTTTATCTTCTTGTACTGCTCAAACGATACGCCTTCGGATGCAGCCTCTGCTCGTAAGTCTATAAGAGCAGTCAAATATGCCGCATCATCATTTAGCGACATTAATTCAGGGTCATCTCGTAACTCATTGACCCGCTCAAGCAGTTTTGACCCTACTTTAGAAAACCGTTTGCGTTGCACTGAATACAACCCAGTTTTGAAGTCTAATCGGTTGGTTACCTTTTCAAGTTGACCAGCGTGTTTTGAACACACGCTTTGCTCTTTGATAGCAGGTATGTTGCACTTTGCGCCTGTGGCTAACGTAAAATCACAGAGGCGAACACGTCCGCCTTTTGGACCAATGCGATATCTGACACCGTTTTCTTCGTGTATCTGCATGACAATATTTACAGTATACTACAGATATGAATGAGCATTACCGACATACCGGAACCCAACCTATTGAGTTGATAACTGAATGGGGTCTTGATTTCTCCCTCGGTAATGTATTGAAGTACATCTGTCGAGCAGGCAAAAAGCAGAATGCCTCCATCAAGCATGACCTGATGAAGGCACTTTGGTATCTTGCTTATCACCTGACGGAAGACACTGACGTTGCCGATAATGTTGTCCGTGTAGTTGATTCTGCTAAATTAGACTAATCAAGTACTCCTACACGATTAGCAGTACGGGCAAGATTTGCAGTGCTAGAATCCGTTGCTCGCATTTGCAAATTATCCGTCGGCTTAACTTTATTTTGACTAGCACGTCGAATGCTACCCATTTCATTTTGTTGTCCTCTGGACTGACCGCCACGCCACAAATCAAAGTTGCGAAGTGCGTAATCTTTTCCGCCCTCAGACAATCCTCTGAACTGTTCCGTGCCTTGCATTAATTTACGGGCTTCATCAAAGGACCTACCCTTTTTAATAAGGTCATATGCATAACCTAGTAATTTATGTGCTGCTTCACCCACCGGTGTGCTATTAGCCCGATTGTAACCATCAGAATTACCCATTCCAACACGCATATTGATAATAGGTTTTTTCTCGTTCGCCCGAAGCATACTACCTTCAGACGCTGCGCCTTTATAAATGTCTGAGCGTGAAATACTTTCACCTGCTTTAGGACCTGTAGCCATACCGCGCGGTGGCGTTGGCGGTGGAGACGGAGGTCCATACTTACCTGCGTTAACTCGTTTTAAAAATTGCTGTCGGTTTTCACCGGGCAGAAAATGCTCGTCCTGTGCCATTTTACTTTCCCTTCATCCACGGCATTACTTTCTTGCCGTGTTCCTTAACCTCGCCTTTCATCAAGGCAGCCTTTGACGAGGGACGTTTACCGTATTCCTGCGTCTCCGCTTTCATCAAGCCTTTCATGTTTTTGACAGACTTGCCGTGTTCTTTAGATTCAATGCCCATCAACTGAGACATTGATTTACGACCGTGAGGCATTACGTTTTTACCGTAAGGTATTCCTTGTGGCATAGTTATTTACTTTTTCCTTTTTTAAATGGCGGAACAGTTTGATGCGCCATTTTGCCTACGTTAAAATCCTTATTCCAAAGATGCCCTACGCCTTCCATTGCTTTGCCAGCAAATGTTGGCAACTCTTTTCCTTTCAATGGGCTGTCTTTCGGTCGTCCACCCCAGTTGACCATTAGGTCGTGCTTATTGCCTTCCCAGTCACCATTCATTGCTTCGTCCCACGCTTTTTGTTTGTCAGCAATGTTTTTATCAATGGCTTTATTAGTAAGAGTCAATCCAGTGGATGCCAAATCAATTTGCCCTATTACTGGCAATGCTTTACTTCCAACTTGTGTAAGAACTTTGCCCGCAACTTTTTGTGCGCCTGATTTAGCCAATGCTTTTCCTAGTTCTTTTCCAGTTTCGTCAGCCATAAGGCTTTTTGCCATTGTTGACGTACCGGCTCTAGTTAAGTACTTTCCTGTTTTTGCTAACTTGTGAGCATGAGGTTCAAGTGTTTTGTCTAGTACTTTTCCAGCAACGGCTTCTTTTGCCAGTGCTTCATGCAATGGACCGTGTCCACCTGCGCCTGCTGCATGACCGGCTGCTCCTGCTGCGTGACCACTGAACTCGGCTGGGTCAACGCCTTTTGGTCCAAATACTTTTCTGTTTTCAGCAACTAACTTTGCCCGTAATTCACCAGCCATTATTTTGACCTACCTTGATATATTGCCGATGCCTTAGCCCGTGACATCGGAGTGCCTTTGACGGATATCTTTCCCATACCAACAAAATGCTCAGCCTGTTCAGCCGCCATTACTTTCGCCACCGATGGTTTGCCTTTGAGTTTATGCTCCTGCATTTCCATCTGCTGCTGTTGAGCCATAGTCTGCGGTTTTTTAAGCCCGTGTTCTTTTCGCTCAATGCCTAACAAATCACGCATACTAAGTGAATTAATATGCTTGTTCATTCGTCCCATCATCGTCCTCGCCCTCCAACTTTTTTGAGAGCGGGATTTTTAGCCTTTGCAGCAGCACTTGCGTTACGAGATGAGGCAGCAAGGATTGCTCCCGCATTCTTCATCGGAATGCCTTGCTTTTTAGCAATCTGCGCTTGCACCGCTTTAAATCCGGGATGTACCTTGCTTGCCATAATTACCTCTTAGGGTTCTTGACACCCATTAGTGAGGACACAACGCTTTGTCCAGCATATGCTGGACGCTTAACCGAACCGGGACCTCGTGTATTGTAAAAACTATTAGGGTCACGCATAGAGGCTTGCATCATTGCTGCCTCTTGTGAAGGTGTTGCTCCCGCTGCTTTTTCTGACGCAGCAACCACTCCGATTGGACCCAATACTTTAGCAGCCGTCATTGCACCAGAGCGCACTGCTGCTCCTGTTGCTGCTGCTTTTGCTGCTGCATGAGCCTTGCCAATACGTGGACCTAACGTCTTTGCCCGTGCCTCGCCTTTTTCAATCTGAGCAAGTTGTTGTTGTCCCCACTCGCCAGAGTTTTTTAACATTGCTTTCCACTCAGGAGTCACGTCCCACGAGCGAATTTTATGTGTCATAGAACCAAACGTGCCACCGCTTACAAATCCACCCATAATTATTCCTACTTTCTTTTTGCGTTAGCAATCATTATTTGTTTTGTCAACGATGGAAGCGTTGATTTTGCTCCGCTAACGGCATTCATCCACGATTGATTACGATTAGTAATGGCGTTGTCGTATGCATTGATTTTGCCTTGCGTTGCACTGCCAGCATCTACGTTTCCAAACGCACCAACTTTTGGTGCCGTAAATCCTTCGGCTAATGCTTGTTTGTTACTTGCTTGTTTTTTGCCAGCAATTTCCCATCGCTCTCTATAATGTGGGTCATAAGCAGAGTTAGTCGCTTTCATTGCATCGACTGCGTCAATTGCCTCTCTATACGAGTTAAATGAACGCACAGGTTTACCAGCAGCATTTTTGATTACTATTGGATTTTTCTTAAGCCCCTGCGGATATTTTTGTGCCATTACTTTTTCCTAGGGTTTTTTACGTCCATTAGTTTAGACATAGTGGATTGCCCTTTATAGGCAGGCTTTTTACTAGCCGTCTTAGCCATCCAATTGCTGTTGTGTTGTTGCATTGCATCTTTTACTGCAAAGGCTTTTGATGTATATGGACCCATATTAACTGATTCCGCATTTTTGAATCCCTCAGCCTTTGCCTTATCGTTCTCGGACTTGTAGCCTCCCCCACTACCTTCTGGCTTGCGGTATTCTTTGTTGCTCAGCGAAATCATCTTGTCATAGTTGTCCATAGCCTCACGATATGAGTTGAACTGCATGACTTGCTTGTTGGATGGACTATAGACACGAATAGGGTTTTTCTTTAGTCCTTGTGGGTACATCTCAGGATTCTGTGGCATTATTTTTTCCTTTTAGCATTCTCTGCCATTATCTGTTTAGACAGTGTCGGTATTTGAGCGTTCTGCCTAAACACTGTTCGATTAGCAAATGCCTGAGGGTTCTGCTTCCACGCTTTAAAGTCAGGGCTTGTTTGAACTTGCGAGTCAAATTCTTTTTGCATACGATTAGCGACATTTTTAACTGGCTTCCCCGTCATTCCGGGTAAACCACTCTCTCCATATCCTAATTTCTTTGCTCTGTCCGTAAGCGTCGTACGGCGATATTCATAATCGGCATCTGCACGATTATTGAATGATTTACCTGACGGCGTTCTTTCAAAAGGTTGTAATCGATTAATGACATTAGCCATTTCGTCGATAGGCATAAGACCGTAATCACCATTAGGATGTTGAATCATAAAGTGTGGGACTGTATTGTCAACCATACGTTTATTGGTTAGATATTCGCTTGCCTGACTGGTTGTCAGTTCGTGCTTGCGACGTTCGGCTGCCGTATTTGGACGTGAGGGAATTTGTGGCATTATTTACAGTTCCACGCTCTCAAGGATTTATTGATACGGCTATTAGGGTCATTTGCCGTTTTAGCAGAGGTAAGTTTTGATTTCATGCCGGACATACGGGCGCAGAATGATGCACGTCTACCAGCGTCTGATTTGGTCTTAGGGTTAGGCGCAGGTGGCTTAAGGTTTGCACCAGTCTCACGTTTAAAGTGGGCACGACCCGCAGCATTGAGTCCACCGTTTGGATTCTGATACTTTTTAACAACACCCATACTTACACCTCTTTGCAGTCTATATCAGGTATACATACCTTTGCACCTGATAAACTTGTCATATGGCACGAATGATAACAAGTACCGATGATGCTCTGTATGTATCAGCACTTGTCAATATGGCAAACGAGCATACTGACCGCACTATCGTTCAACGTGGTGGAACCACTGCACTGATAAAGTGGGAGGATAAGTTTGAAGGTAAACAATACTGTGAAGAAGGTTGCATTAACGGTAAGTGCCTTGGTCATTACATTGCCGTTCATACTGCTCGCATTACTAAGCATCCTGATTGGAAATATGCTGTATACCATTGTGAGCATTACTCAAATGGTACGCAACGGCAAGTCTTTTACTTCTATGAAGACGATGTCCGCACAGCAGCGCAGGCTGACACATTACGTAAACGTGCTTCCAAAAAATGAGCAAGTGGATGAAACACCTATCGGCTAAAGAAGAGGAGGTTCTCGACTTAACCTCTAAAGGTATGACTGCACGTCAGATAGCCGACGCAATGGGCATACGTCGCAGAACCGTATACTTTCACTATCAGAACATCTACGACAAGTTCGAATATCTTGGTGAAGATAGACGTGTCGTTAGGGCTGTCTCTGAATGGATGAGTATCCGTAAAGGTCTAAAGTAGCATGAGAGCCACGTACGAATCAGACAATGACCGTATGTGGCAGTTACGTGCAGCCGACAAAGTTTCGGCTCGGCTTTTTCTGTACTACGGGGACAACACTGTCACTGATGAGGCTAAGTACAGTAAGCATGACTTTGTCCTCAAAGTCGGTGAATGGACAGCCATCGCTGAATATAAGCGTCGCACACATAAGTTCGGGACCTACCCCGATGTTACTCTCAGTGAATCCAAATGGTCGCATCTCCGTTCGTTTGACGGACCTGCCTTCATCATCTTTGAATTCACCGACGGCATTTATGTTGGAGACGTACACCATATGCCTAACCTTTTATCGCATCTAGGTGGAAGAACAAAAAACACTAGGGACCAATGGGATGTACATATGTGTGTACAAGTACCATTGGAATTCCTAGTGCCTTTGAATAAGTGGATTCCGAATATTACTTCTTCGGCTTATTGACTTTTACTGTATGGTCAGAGTTCCTAGAAAAGGAGCGATTCTGACTAGGTGCCTTGAGCGCAAGGTTTGATGGCTTATTGGTTCCACCCTTAGACAATGGCACTTTATGGTCAATGTCTTTACCTGCTCGATTGATGCCCTTAGCGTCCATAGCCCTACGAGCCTTTTGCCGTTCCATACGTGCAGGATGCTCTCCACGAGCGAGTTGCTGCTGATATTCCTTAGCGTATGGTCTTGCTTTGTTCACGTAGGGCATAGGACTATCCTAGCACATTAGTCAGCAAACGGGTCAGATATTTCATCATCCTTACCAGTAGCCGGAGCCACGCCACTTCCGTTTCCATCTTTACGACTATCAAGTGGCTGAACACTGTCTGCAACAATCTCATAAGACTGGCGTTGTACATCGTCTTTATCCTTATACGAACGTACTTGCAATCTACCCTGAACTGCTACCAAACGCCCCTTTTGCAGGTAAGTGCATACAAAATCTGCCGTTTGACCCCACGCTGTTACGGAAAAGAAGTCGGTTTCTTTTTCACGTCCCTTGCGGTCTACAGCAACACGCATATTAGCAACACCCTTACCGGTGTTTGTTTCACGATGTTCTGGGTCGGCAACAAGCCGACCAATAATAACTACACTATTCAACATTGTTCTTACTCTCCATCATTGCGTTGTCTTTGTTCATAACGCTGTATGCGATAATCCTTTTCATATCCTGTTTCCAATTAGACTCAGGCATAGTCATCTCATCACTTGCTCGTTGAATAGCCAATGTAGCAAACTCAATGAGGAACTTAGTAGGTACCTTCTGACCAGACTGCTTGACCTTAAGCCACGCTTCCCAGATATCAAGTCCTAGCACTTCTTGCCCATCCGAAAACTGCACATCATACGTGCCATTGTTAGCACGATTAATGCTAACGGCTACGTCACTATCTCTACAAAAATCCAATAGTTTCATTGGGTCATCCTCCTGACAACATTGTCAGTATATCATGTGTTGTGTTCAATTAATTGCACACGTGCGTAATTATATGAATATTGTTAATTTGGTTATTGTTAAAGGGGTATAAAAACTTTACGGGTGACCCTCTAAAATATTTACCCCTCCCCTGACAACATTGTCATAAGCCTAGCAACAAAAAAGCCACCGGGTCACAGTCGGCGGCTTTTCTGTTTGGTTGCAGTTGTTGTTTCTTTTAAACACTCACCTTACGGTGGCACAACTAGCATACCATATACTCACTGGTGGATTCGAACCACCACCGCAACGGCAATCATGTTGCGAACTGCCCCAATGATTTCAAGTCACAGGTAGTGAGTGAGTACTGAACAAATAGTCGGGTTTTCTGGAGCCTTTCTTTAATTGTTCATGACAATATTATCAGGTTTACGTAGGGTTTGCATTCTTACCAAAGTAAGGTTTTGCCTTACCGGCTTTGATAAGTACCTCACCTAGACTTTCGTTTGCGTAGAAGAGTTCTCCTAAGATGCGTCCATACTTATCCTTCTTATTGGATTGGACGGTCACCTTATACATCTTCTCTTTGATTACACTGTATGCCGTATCAGCAGCAGCCCATTCTTTGACGTATCGGAGGGCATCCTGCCCTTCCTCTGTATTCTTCTCGGCGCAGTTAATCCCATAGATACGCATATGCACATCTGTCAGTGTCACGTTGAAGCCGAGGTCGATGTTCAGAACAACTGTATCCCCATCAATGACTCTCTCAAGGGTTGCCCAATAAGTGTAAGGCTGCGGTGTATGTAAGTTCATACTCTAGTGTAACTCCTGCTAATAGATTCGAACTATTGACTTCTCGGTTAACAGCCGAGCGTTCTACCACTGAACTAAGCAGGAAGACATAAGAAGCAAAAAGTGGATTCGAACCACTACTTACGATGGTATGCACCGCTGTCCTTCCGTTTAGACTACTCTGCTTCTTACCTGACAATAATATCAGTTTATGGGTGTGTACGCAAATTTACTATTTTAAGTATGTGCGTTTATCTAAAATAAGTGACCCAACAGTTTGAGCATATTCAGAGGCTTGTCGGGTTCTATGGATAGATTCTATCCACTGTATGGATAAATATTTACCGGTAGTTGTTACGTTACAACAAGTTATACGGGGGTAGAAAGTTTTTTGCTTCTCCGATGGGAGATATTAATGGTTAGAGGATAGGTGGATATTTGGGTCTGAGTCCCCCCACCTCCTAGCCGATGTCAGGGGTCCGGGTTTGCCATTAGGGGGTGGATATTTCTCGATTTTTCGCCAGTTTGGAGTCCTCATTTGCATCACCTGAAGTCGGCTAGAAGACCGGTAGGCTGGGAGGGAGTCCTCATCCTGCTACCGAGGGGGTGGAGGGTAGAGAGGAAAGGGCATAGGCTAACGATGATTCGCCCTGATGTCGGCTAGAGGGTTCACGATACCTCCTCAGTACCTATCAACAAGTGGCAACAAGTAGCAGATACTGTCAGGTAACGGTGCCCTGATGTCGGCTAGAACGATGCTGGGTGCGTTTGACAAACAGACGTTCATTTGCACTATTTCCCGCTAAACTTGAAAAATATGCCTTATCGCAACCCTTTTGCAATAACACAACCACCGGATGCAAACACTTGTTCCCCCGGCTTTTGGGTGGGAGGCTGAAGCGTTATATAGAAATATTCTTTCCATTCCGGCGTTTCGGTTGTAACGTATCAACTACCGCTAGGTACACTTGACAAACCAGAGTTTGTGCTGTTTACTATCCACATCGAACCCGGCGGGGTCAAACGCAGACAGACAGGAGACAGACAGACATGAAATCTTTCACCACACAAATCAATCGGGGCGGACACATCCTGTTCACCTCGTTCACCACTGATGTGGACGCATTCGAGTTTGGCATCAAGTCCATTGACATGACACAAGGCACCACGGTACTGGTCGAAGCCAAGACTTTCGACCACGCCGGAAACTGGCAGACTGTCGCAGGGCTTGATGTAGAATGGACGGCTTCTGCCTATGCTGACAATCGCATTGCCCTTGAGCAGGTACTGGCGACACCGGGGGCTGTACGGTTTGAAGCAACCCTGTTCCTAGGCAATCCTAGCATCTAGGCTTGACAGACAGGGCGGGTGGTGGTAACATTCTAAGCACAAGGGGAACGGACACTATGGCAATCATTTCTTTCACTCACACTATTACGGTCAATGCGGAAGCAGTCCGCACTCACAAGGGGCTGGTAAACCTACTGCATGATGCAATGATTCACGGCGAAGGTGCCTACCTCGAAGTGGTAAACAAAGTGGATGGCACCGTGTCCATCACTAACTTTACCAACAACAACCTGAAGGACTTCTACGCTGGCGGTACCTTTGACCGGGTGCAATCGTGGGTCACTGATGCCTTAGCCCGTCAGGCTGGCATCGATGCCGATGATGAGACAGACTTTATGCATTGGCGGTAGGCTTGACAGACAGGTCAGGCGGTGATAAGATACTGAACACAAGGGAGACAGGCACTATGTACGAAGTAACACTTTACAAGGGTTCACAGGCGGTTGCAGGGTTCGACAATCTGACCCGTTGGGCGGATGTCAAGGGTACGGTGATAGGGCTGGAAGGGCACTATGACCTGATGGCACCTGATACCCGGTGCGTTGTCACTTACAGTGATAACATCCGCACTGTTACAGGCTGGGTCACAGGCTCTGATGTTATGGATTCCCCGTACCTTGTGGAAGGTGTCAAGGAGAATGGGGATGATTACAAGACCCTGCTGTTTGACCTACCACAGGCAGAAGCGGTAGCAGATAGCCTCCGCTTTGGCAGGGTGTACTGTATGACCGCTAAGTATGCCGATATATTCCCGGCGTACAATGGTGGCTGGGATAGGGATAGCACCCGGTTGGTGGTAGACCCAGATGATAACAAAGTCTACCCTTACTAGGGCAGGCTTGACAGACAGGGCAGGTGGTGATAACATTCTAGGCAGGGGGTTCAATGAGAATACTGACATTCAGTGCAGGCATCTATAAAATAGGCAGGGAAGTGATGCCACCTGCGGGACTTGACAGACAGGACATTATCGGATAAGATTAGACACAGGAGAAAACAGACATGACAGCAGAAATCAAAGGCAACAACCTCGTTATTACCATCCCGTTTGACCCAAAGGGGGCACCGTCCGCCTCTGGTAAGACAATGGTACACTCTTCCACCCGTGGCAACGCTAGTACCACGGTGGAGGTGAACGGTAAGACCCTCGTGGTTGGCTTGAACGCCTATACCCACAAGGGGTAGTACCTACCTACAATCTGGTGGTAGCAGGGGGCGTACCACGGCGAAACCGCCCCCACTTGACAGACTTGACAGACAGGTGATAGAATACCTGCATAGGAGACAGACAGATGACAGACGCTAAACAGTTCGCAGATGCTTTGTACCAGATGGAAATCACCGTGGCTTCCACAAAGAAGAGGTATAAGCAGGGCATGATTTCTGAAGCGGAGGCAAGGCAGATAATCCTGCAAGCGTACGCTATGCTTCCGGGCACGTTTGTGGACTTTGACCTAGGCATTTTCGGCAACCGCTAGGAAACCAG